TTTAAATTTAAATTTGAGGACTTGCCTGTGCTAGGTACACAGGACTTAATTGTTAGTAATAATGTCATAATATTCAAAGTGTATAACAATATCCTACATTGCTATTAGACCGCTGAGTCATCACCCGAATTACACTGAATTCCACTTCAGTCAGCTGTATTCTCCCAAGTGGAATCTTTGTGGAGGAGAATAGATAAATGACATACCACATATTACTGCTGTGGTCAACAGGATCACACTGCCAGATTGCTCCCGTGTATAAAACTGTCTAGTTTAAATTAAACTCACATAGCTTTATCAATATACTATGTGTAAAATACCTGGTTTTAAAGTCTGCACTAACTTTGGATTACAAATGTCTGCATAGATGGAAGTCATTCAATGTCACATCTCCATTTGTTTAGCACTATATACACATTTGCAGAGTATATATAGAACCCAATAGAAGCCCCACAGGTTTGTCACTGTTTGCTAACAGTAAAGAGGTACAGCATTATTGGTTAGCTGTACAAGTTGCGGAGAGGATTACTGCCTCTCACTCTGTAAGTATAATTACATAGGTAATCTGTATCTATCATTTGTTCAAGAATACTGATTAGTAAATACTATTGGTTATCAATAGTAATTAAGGAATCAAGGTCAGAGTATTTACCTACATATACTCTTGCATTAGAATCAGCTGATTGAATCTTGATAGAATCTTGAGATACTTCCAAGTAGTATTCAACTTTGATCTTTGCCGGAGGATATGACTCTGTTCCTTTATATGGTAATAGTATATAAGAAGATAGTATATAGGATAGTAATCCTGTTAATACTGTTCCAAGTATAATACCAAGTACCAATGAGTCTGTTGTTTTGTTCATAGTTTTAGCTATATTAATTGTTATTAGTAAAGACTATTGTAGAAATCTGTGAAGACTGATGCAAGTATAGGAATGAAGAGTGTTTTACACTCATTTCCTGCAACTCACACAGAATCAAGCAGATACAAGCATGTTTCAAGTAGTGTTGTCTCACATTTACAGTATATAAGATACAACACCTACCATCTACCAGCAAGTAGCAAGTATTGAGCCTGTGTCCCGCAGCATTCTGTACATATTGTTTTATATATATACTATATACTGTATGGTAGGCTCTATTAGTATTCTATAAAGAATACAATAGCACATTTAGTTAAGGGCTAGAAGAAAAAGGGAATAGTTTTAGGTAGGAAAAAAAATAAAGAGCAACCACGTTAGTGGTTACTCTTATATTTTTCAGCTAATACTACTTGGTAGTTTTAGCTCCTTTAGCTGTTGTTTCTTCAGGAACAACATCTAACTCTGCATCTTCAGATGCTGATGCTGTGAAGTCCTCTTCATCAGCCTCATCTTCTTCATCATCAGCTAGCATAGATGATGCTGTAGAAGATACAGATGTGCTATCAGCATATCTGCGTGCAGCTTCAGATGCATAAGCCTGACCAAAGTCAGCGCCCATACTCTTGGAAACCAAGATCTCAAAGTTGAGGTCTTGTTTATCAAGAGTGAATGTGCCGTCAGCCTTTTGGTACAAAGGATGCCAAACATTCTTACCAGGCATAGGATATGCCGTGAACAAAAGCGGAGTCTTTTGTCCCTTAGCATCTAGGATAGGCTTGCCATCCAAGGTGCTCTTAAAGGCAGGTTCCCTGTCTTTAAAGCTTGCTACGTAAGTTGCAAGTTCAGATGAAGTGCCACGCACTTCATAAATGGCTAAGGTCCCACCTTTGCCAATACTTAGAAATTTTGCTTGTAAAGCCATAATTTATAAAATTTATTGATTTATCAATATAATTTAAGGGCTAGAAAAAAGAGGGAAAAGAAAAGGGAATTTACTTCCCTTTCTTTAATGCTAGTTCTCCGCGGACTATGACTGAATAGACATAGCCTGCAGTGCTGGCTCTAAGATCTACAAGGTAGGTCTTGCCAGCCTTCAAAGCTTTAGCTTTGGATTTGCTAATCACAAAAGGTTTCATACCGTTGGGATAGCAGATCACACTAGTCTTAGAATGAGGGTTAGATATAACCCGAGTTATAATACTATTCATAATATAATAATTTAATATTTTATATTATGACAAGGGCTAGCAGACTACCTGTCTAATGTCATGTGTAGCATGACTAGACAGAGACCATGACATGCACAGCATGGCATAGGTCATAGAAACATTTTCTGCCAAGAAAATTTTCTTGCAACAGATGGTCAGATGCATTTGACCAGCTGGCAGCAACAGGGGGTACCCCTGCCGAGCGGATGGCCCCGGGGGGTCTGGAGTGAGGGGCCCCAACAACCTCTTATATATTAGATTTGCCATCCCCTAGTTTCTTTCAAACTTTATCCCTACCTTTACAATGCTACAGGTAGATTGCCCCGGGGGTTCTTTTTTCATTTGTTCTCCCCCGGGGGATCTATATTTTTTGTATCTTATAGTATGAAGAAGATTGACATGGGTAAGTTTATCTTACTGATTGGTAAAGATGCTACTGAAATATTTGATTATTACAAGGTTAAGGAAATGCATGGGTTAAACCGTGCAGATGCCCAAGCTGAAGAAGTAGATAAGACTGTTGGTAATGGAGTGTATATCTATGGATTTACTAATTATGATCCAAGAGATAAAAAGCTTACTGCAAAAGCACCATACAAACCTTTTTTATTTTTGAATAAAAAACACTTTAAAGAGACAGCGGAAGATATCACTATGGTAATGCATGAAGCTGTACATATGGGTATTCTACTTAATGGATATAATATAGATACAGAAGAAGATTTCATATCTCAGGGAGAAGAATGGGCAAATAAGATTGTTAAGCTTTTAAAGTTGGACAAGTTTACCAAATAATCATTATCTTATAGTATAAACTAATATACTATGGCAAAGATTAAAGAAAGCTCAACAAAGCTAGAGAAAAAGAAAGTTTCTCGTCCGGGTGTACATGCAAAGACTAAGACATCCAAACTTAAAAGTTCTAAGAAGTATAAAAAACTTTATAGGGGACAAGGATAATGTGTCATAAAAGGTGCAGCATAGTGCACATTTGATACTTATATGACTAGTTAAAATAGCTCACTTTATTAGTGAGCTTTTTTATTTAAAAAAGTTTTTTATATTTGTACATGGCACAGAAGTTTAAAAAGAAACCGGTTATTATTGAGGCAGTTCAGTGGACTGGGCAGAATCAGTTTGAGGTTTTAAACTTTTGCAAGACATGTTACTTTACTAGTCATGGTGTAGTGAAAGATCTATACATTGATACCTTAGAGGGAGATATGTTTGCCAATGTTGGAGATTATATTATCAAAGGAGTAGCAGGAGAGTTTTATGCATGCAAGCCAGATATCTTTGCTATGACATATGAGAATGTATGACCAAGCATCAGTTGGACATATGGCGCAAACTAACAGCTGAGTCAGAAACCAACTTGGAAGCGCGTATTAAATATGATAAATATATGGAAGAGAAAGCAGCAGTAGGATTTGAAGAAAAGAGATTACCTACATTTGGAGAACAGTTAGTGGGATTAAGTTTTAACCCAAGCGGAGATGAAGATGTGCATAGAGTAAAAGAATTAGCAGCAGAAATGGCTGAGATTCTAAAGAGAAGATATTCTAATGATGAGAAGACTCCGGTAAAAAGTTTGTTGTTTGATCATGCAGTAGGAGAAATCCTTAATGCTCAGATGACAGTAGTAAAAGTAATTACATTAAAATAAACCAATGAAACCATTTAAAAGTTTAAGAGGAAGAACTATTTTGTTAGATGTTCCTAAAAGAAAAGAGTCGTCAATTCAGTTGAGCGCAAAAGATGAAGAAGTAATGATGGCTGAAGCTGTTAAGATGTGGAACAAGCTTAATGTCTTTGCAGTAGGTGACAAAGTAGAAGATGTTAAAGTAGGGGATAAAGTTTATGTCCGTACAAGTGCACTTAACTTAGAAGTAGTTGAGCGTATTGATATTGACGGAGAAACTAAACTTGTCCTTAATGAAGGAGATGTTGTCATTATATGGTAAACTTTAGTCAAGAAAGTGAAGAACAGTACAAAAAAGTTGCCTGTTCTAAAGAGGAGATCACTACTAAACCTATTGATGTTAGTTCTAGGATTATTATTCTTAATGATCCTATCAGGCCTGATCACTATGGTGGAAAAGATTCTACATATGAAGTTTTTAATGTTCTAGAAGCTTGGGAATTAGATAAAGATTTCTATCTTGGTAATGTAATTAAATATTTAGCTAGAGCTGGAAAGAAATCTAAGACAACAAAAAAACAAGATTTAGAAAAAGCTTTAGTATATTTACAAAGAAGAATAGATACGTTATGATCTGGTTGAAAATATTATTAGCGGCTTTTGCAATAGGATGTATTGCAATGTTTTGGATTGTCATAAATGCCATGACAAGACCTATCTATAACAAGATGTACAATATGTACATGGAGGATGAGAAAGGTCGTGCAATAGCAAACTACACCATTGCAGCCCTTATAATAGTTTCATTCTTATTTGGATATATGGTAGGATAATCATTGTGTACTTTTTTTTTAATTCCTACCCTGTCAAGAAAGTCCCTGGTTTATGCCGGGGATTTTTGTTTATTAAAGATATTTTTTGTATATTATAATGTATACATTTAATATTTATAACCATGGACATTTTAAATTTTATTTCTTGGATTAAAGCTGGGAACTATAGAGCAGCTCTTCCAACAGACGTTGACAACTTAATTGCAGTAGGTGCAAAAGATCCTTCTCGTGATGATGGATATCTTCCACTTGCTGTTAATGCAGCACCTTTGCAATCATTATATAATGATGCAAACGTAACTCAGGCTACTAGTATTACTACTGCAGTTACTGTAAATGCATTAAATGGTGTTATCAGAACTGTATCATCTACTCTTGCTGCTAATGCTAGAACTTCATTCACTGTAAACAATTCACTTGTTGCAGCTGGATCCAGAATTCTTGTATCGGTTGAATATGATGAAGCAGCTACCGGTATTCCAGTTGTAGGTGTTGCAGATATTGCTAATGGATCATTTAAAGTAGTTCTTAGTAATGGTGCTGGTTCAGCTGCATTAAATGCTGCAGTTGGAATTCATTTCTTGATTATTGCGTAATGTTAAATAATCTTACCAACTTATTTAATCTCATCAAAACCAGGATGGTGAAAACTGTCCTGGAAGATGATGATTTACTTGTAGTTGGTACTAGAGATGGAAAATATGATGGTAGTTATAAACCTACCATTATTAAATATTCTGATCTTGCTACTCAGTTAAATGCTGGTATACCAACTACATTAAACTACGGTTTGTATACACAGACTAACTCTAGTACACCAGTAACTAATACAACAACAGAATCATCTTTATTAGATGGTGGTTTAGGAACTTTAAGTGTACCTGCAAATGGATTTCAAGTAGGAGATAGTTTTCATGCAGTAGCAACTGGACATATTTCATCTGTAAACAACCATACTCTTAGAATAAAAATTAAAACTGGTAGTGTTGTATTAGCTGATACTGGAGTATTAACTATGGCAGGATCAACAAATAAGCACTGGAAATTAGATGTTAACTTTACAGTACGTGCTATTGGTGGATCAGGTACCGCAGAAATAGTAACCGGAGGAATATTTTTCTATACTAAAGATGCCTCTAATGCATTTGAAGGAACTAATTTTAGTACAGAAACAAGTACAGGCTTTGATACTACGGTATTAAATACCTTGTCAGTTACTGCACAATGGGGTACAGCAAGTACAGGAGATTCTATATACTCAGAATTATTTACATTAAATAAAACATTTTAATCATGTCAATAGGAAATTTAAAGACATACGGAAATAAAGGGAATAACTTCCCATTTCAGTTAGCTGTACTTAAAGGTTTAAGTGTCAGTCAGTTATCAAATATAACTGAGACTGTTGTGACTAATGCAACTGCAGATGGACTTGAAGCTGATATCAATTCTTTATTTGCATTAAACCCAAATCAGTATTTAGTATCTAAATCTGTTATCTATGACTCAGCAACTCCTCAATTTGTTGCTTATCTTAGTATTGCAGAACTATAAAATATTACTATGATCCCTAAAAGATCCAGTCAACTTGAAAGTATTTTTACTAACACAGGGTGTAATAACTGTGGAAAATGTTCTGTATGTACATCTGGTATAACAACTCCGCCTGCATGCCCTACACCTGATCCTTGTCCTGAAGATGAACAATGTGCAGAAGTAACGGATGCTAATTGTGTTGTATATACAGGAGAAGATATAGATGCATCACAACAAACTATTATTCCTCAGGATACAACAGTTGCCCAAGGTTTACAGTATATTGTAGATTGGGTTGCAAGTGGTACTGTAGTAGGAACACAAGGTGCTCAGGGTACACAAGGAACACAAGGATCTTTAGGAATTCAGGGTGTACAAGGTATTACCGGAGTTCAAGGACAGATTGGTGTTATAGGTCCACAAGGAGCTGTAGGATCTACTGGAGCTCAAGGAACTGTTGGTGCACAAGGTATTAAAGGTGATACTGGTTCACAAGGTACCACAGGATCTACCGGTGCTCAAGGTACAATAGGTGCCCAAGGAGAAACTGGAACAACAGGTTCTCAAGGAGCATTAGGTTCACAAGGAGTGCAAGGTACTACAGGCCCACAGGGAACTACAGGTAACACTGGTTCTCAAGGTATTGTAGGTCTACAAGGTATCCAAGGTATACAGGGGGAAAGAGGAGATCAAGGAATCCAAGGTACTCAAGGTATACAAGGTCAAATAGGAATTCAAGGTGTCCAAGGAAGTAATGGACAACAAGGTACTACAGGAACTCAAGGGCAAATAGGTACTCAGGGTACACAAGGATTGCAAGGTGTAATCGGTCCACAGGGTACTGTAGGTAATACTGGTAGTCAGGGATCCACTGGATCTACTGGCTCACAAGGTGCTGTTGGTATTCAAGGATCAACTGGTCTTACAGGATCACAGGGTACTCAAGGTACTCAAGGATTATTAGGTTTACAAGGTACTACTGGATCACAAGGTATTACTGGTACTCAAGGAAGTACTGGTACACAAGGTCAATTAGGTATTCAAGGAGTGCAGGGTACCACTGGAAACACAGGTTCTCAGGGTAGCACTGGTAGCACTGGATCTCAAGGATCTACTGGTACACAGGGATCTACAGGTACAACTGGCTCACAAGGAGCTCTTGGATCTCAGGGAGTACAAGGCACAACTGGTCCACAAGGAACAACAGGTAACACAGGTAGTCAAGGTAGCACTGGATTACAAGGATTAACCGGTTCTCAGGGAATTCAAGGCATACAAGGTTTATTAGGTATCCAAGGGGTACAAGGCACCCAAGGTATTCAGGGAGTTCAGGGAACTTTAGGTACACAAGGTTCAATAGGTACACAAGGAAGTGTGGGTACTCAAGGATCTGTGGGTCTACAAGGAGTGACTGGAAGCCAAGGTACTACGGGAAATACTGGAAGTCAGGGTTCTACAGGATCAACTGGTAGTCAGGGTACAACCGGAACTCAAGGTTCAACAGGTATTACTGGTAGTCAAGGTACTCAAGGTACACAAGGTATTTTAGGTGTTCAAGGGACAACTGGTAGCCAAGGTCTAATTGGATCCCAGGGATCTGTTGGTTCTCAGGGAAGTATTGGTTTACAAGGCGTACAAGGTACACTTGGTAATACAGGATCTCAAGGATCTACAGGAAGCACTGGTGCTCAAGGATCTATTGGTATACAAGGTATAACAGGAGATACTGGATCACAAGGAACAACTGGTTCTACAGGTTCACAAGGTATTACAGGAACCCAAGGCTCTACTGGGTCACAGGGAATACAAGGAATTTTAGGAAATCAAGGTACTACAGGTACACAAGGATCTGTAGGATCACAAGGAATTCAAGGTGTGCAGGGTCAAATTGGTCCTATTGGTGTCCAAGGAACACAAGGTATACAAGGTGTTACTGGAAGTCAAGGTGCTATTGGTAGTCAGGGTATTCAAGGTGTCCAGGGAATCCAAGGAGTGCAGGGAACATTAGGTAATCAAGGTACTACTGGAGCTACTGGTAGTCAAGGTACTACAGGCTCTACTGGTGTACAAGGTGCTATAGGATCACAAGGAACTGCTGGTTTAAATGGATCACAAGGTACACAAGGTATAACTGGAAATACAGGTGCTCAAGGCACGCAAGGTATTCTTGGTATACAAGGAACTCAGGGAACATTAGGAGTACAAGGTCAGATTGGATCTCAGGGTACAACAGGTACACAGGGAATTCAAGGAATCCAGGGTATCACTGGTCTACAAGGCATACAAGGTATTCAGGGATTAACCGGTACACAAGGTATTTCAGGTAACTCAGTAACTATTTTAGGTAGTGTATCTACTTCAACATCATTACCTGGGTATCCAAACTCATATACCGGAAATGTAGGTGATGGTTATATTACAACAGATACTGGACACTTATGGGTTTGGGATGGTACTGAATGGGATGATGTTGGTAATGTAACAGGTCCACAAGGTACACAAGGCTCTATTGGTATTCAAGGAGTTCAAGGTACATTGGGCATCCAAGGTATTCAAGGAACATTAGGAATACAGGGTGTACAGGGTACATTAGGAGTACAAGGAACAACTGGTTCACAGGGAACTCAAGGAATTACCGGTTCTCAAGGTGTACAGGGTACTCTTGGATCCCAAGGTGTGCAAGGAACTTTAGGATTACAAGGATCTATAGGTGCAACAGGCTCTCAAGGAAGTACTGGTTCAACTGGTAGCCAAGGTGCTGTTGGGACACAGGGTGCAATAGGTACAACTGGTGCTCAAGGTAGCACTGGTACAACTGGAGCGCAAGGTACTATTGGTTCACAAGGGACTACTGGATCAACTGGTTTACAGGGAATTCAGGGTATTCAAGGTATACTTGGTAATACTGGTACTCAGGGAACAACCGGAGCACAAGGAACAGTTGGAAGTCAGGGTACTATTGGATCCCAAGGATCCGTAGGTTTACAGGGTACAATAGGAAGTCAAGGTATAACTGGCAGTCAAGGTACTGTTGGAGCTACAGGTGCGCAAGGTTCTACTGGATCAACAGGATCACAAGGATCTGTTGGAGCTCAGGGGACAACAGGAAATACGGGTAGTCAGGGATCTACAGGTTCCACGGGTGCGCAAGGAACAACTGGGTCTCAAGGTACTACAGGTTTAACTGGATCTCAAGGGACACAAGGTATTCAGGGAATACAAGGAATTCAAGGAACTACTGGTTTACAAGGTTTAACTGGTATTCAAGGTATACAAGGTGTAATAGGTCCAGTTGGTGCTCAAGGTACTACTGGAACTACCGGATCACAAGGAAGTACAGGAAGTACTGGCTCACAGGGAACTACTGGATCACAAGGTAGCACTGGAACTACTGGTAACACAGGTGCTCAAGGGGCTATAGGTTCACAAGGTACAACTGGTTTGACAGGAGCACAAGGTACTACTGGAACACAGGGTTCAACTGGAACTACTGGTGCTACTGGATCACAAGGAGCAATAGGCAGCCAAGGTACAACTGGAAGTCAGGGAACCACTGGTACAACAGGGGCTACCGGATCTCAGGGAACTACAGGTCTTCAAGGTTTAACAGGTTTACAAGGACAAACTGGTGCAACAGGTGCACAGGGAGCAATTGGTTCTACCGGAACTCAAGGAGCTGTAGGAACACAAGGAAGCACTGGTGCAACAGGAAGTCAAGGAACTACCGGATCCACAGGAGCTCAAGGTACTGTAGGTAGCCAAGGAACTACAGGTGCAACTGGATCTACTGGTTCTCAGGGTATACAAGGTATTACAGGTAACACAGGTGCTACTGGTTCCCAAGGTATACAAGGAATTCAAGGTATAACAGGTCCATTAGGTCCCACAGGCTCACAAGGTACAACCGGAGCAACTGGTTCACAAGGATCTACTGGTAGTACTGGTTCACAAGGCACAACAGGTAGTCAAGGATCAACAGGAACTACTGGAGCAACCGGTTCTCAAGGAACCACTGGAGCTCAGGGTACCACAGGGACAACTGGTAATACAGGAGTCCAGGGTGCTATTGGAAGTCAAGGGACAACGGGTGCTACCGGTGCACAAGGAACTATAGGAACTCAGGGTGTACAGGGTATTCAAGGCCGTCAAGGTACAACAGGAACAACTGGAAATACTGGATCTCAAGGTATTCAAGGTATCACAGGTGCACAAGGTACAGTAGGAGCAACTGGATCTCAAGGAGCAGTTGGAAGCACTGGTTCCCAAGGAACAACTGGAACACAAGGTAGTGTTGGTGCAACCGGATCACAAGGTACTACGGGAGCTACTGGTTCTCAAGGTAGTGTAGGATCTCAGGGCATAACTGGAGCTACGGGAGCACAAGGTGCAATTGGTAGTACAGGTTCTCAAGGAACTATTGGTACACAAGGTTCTATCGGTGCAACTGGTAGTCAAGGTAGCACTGGTCTTCAAGGAACTATAGGTTCTCAAGGTTCTACAGGTGCTACTGGTGGAGTTGGAGCCCAAGGTATTCAAGGATTTACTGGTGCAACTGGTAATACTGGAGCACAGGGAACTACAGGAGCCACTGGACTTCAAGGCATACAAGGTGTTCAAGGATTACAAGGTATTCAGGGAAGACAAGGTACAACAGGTACTACAGGTTTAACCGGAGCACAAGGTATCCAGGGAATTATAGGTAGTACAGGAAGTACAGGAGCACAAGGCGCCATAGGTACTCAAGGATCTGTTGGATCTACTGGTGCAACAGGAAGTCAGGGAACAACTGGTTCAACAGGTGCTACAGGTGCACAGGGAATTCAGGGTATCATTGGGTCTACTGGTCCACAAGGAAATCAAGGCGCAACTGGTTCAACTGGACCTACAGGAGCTCAAGGAGCTATAGGTACTACTGGAGCAACTGGTGCTCAGGGAGCTATTGGAGCAACAGGTTCTACTGGTTCTCAAGGAACTACGGGTTCTACCGGTGCCACTGGATCACAGGGAACAACAGGTAGTACTGGAGCCACTGGTGCACAAGGGACTACAGGATCAACGGGAGCTACAGGATCACAAGGTACTACAGGTGCTACGGGAAGTACTGGTGCGCAAGGTATACAAGGTATTATTGGTACTGGTACACAAGGTACTCAGGGTGTTCAGGGGCCTACTGGTGGAGGAGGTTCTATTCCAGGATCAGATAATGAAGTACTAACATCTAATGGTGCTGGTGGAGCAACTGCCGAATCAAACTTATTATTTGATGGTAGTGGATTAACAATGGTTGGTACTACAAGTCTTATAGGTAATTCACAAAACTTAACTTGGACAGGTGGAGATACATTTTGGGCAGGTGCAACTGATTTATCGGGAATAACTGCTATTGCAAATATGGGTTCTTCTCAAGTTAATAGATACCCTCAACTTCAAGGATGGGCAGATAATTACTACAATGGTCTTGTTTTAACTGATGTTACTTTTACAACTTCGGGTTCAGCCTCTAAAGGACAATTAGTATCTCAAAGGTCAGATGGAACTTGGGAATTGGCAGATGCAGATACATCAAATACAATTAATCTATTAGGTATTGCACTTGATAATGTTAGTTCTAACGGAACATTTGCAGTATTGTTAAATGGTATATATTCAACTACTTATCACGAGCAACACCCAATAAGTAATTATGGTGTACCACTATATGTATCAAGAACGGCAGGTGACGTAACTGAAACTGCACCAAGTGCTTCGGGTAATTATGTCAGACTAATAGGTCATAATATAACCGCAGGAACAGATTACTCAGTAGTTAGATTTGATCCAGATTGCACTTGGACACTATTATAAAAATAAATTAATATAAAATGGCAACTATAAGTGGTGTACATGTTGATCCTTTTGAAGCTTTTCCTTCATTTCAAGGAAGTTATGGTTTTTCTGTATTAAACACAAGAATGGGATATGTATGGGCTCCTCCAGGTGTTTTAGATGGTGGATTTCCACCAGATCAATACTTTAGTAGTGTTCCCTTTTGGGGTTTAAGTTTTGCTTTTGATGGTAGCCCATGGTCAACAAGTTATATAAAATTTGGTGATTACAAAAATGCTTTTGGGAACATGTATTTTGAGATAACTACAGAAGGTTCAGAATATTGGCTTAGATCAGAAATAAATCAAATTTATAGGTTAGGTTGGTTAAATATTGAACCTTATTCAGGTATTGCTCAAATTGGTACTGATTCAATGTCTTTTATTGGACTTAATCAATATGCATCACTTGGACCTGCATTTTATATTTCCAGTAGTCTAATTGTTGAAATAATGGGACAAAGATATTTGAGAGTAGTTGATGAAAATGGTTCAACTTATAATATTGTTTTACAATAAAAATAAATTATGGCACTAATAGTAAATAGTATAAAATTTAAAAACATAGACTTTTCAATTGAAAATGTTTATGTTAGATTGCATTTTGTTGCATTGCCTAATGGAAAAACATTAGGTGTTCACTTGACTTGTTTTGAAAATAAAGATAAATTTGTAGAACTTAAACCATTAGATTTAGATTTTCCATTAAATGTAACATTAGAGTGTGGTGTTGGTCAACAGCAAACCTTACAAGTTGCACATGAACTTGCAAAAACATATCTTGAAAATCTAGAGGGTAAAAATTATATAGTAACAATAGATTTAACTTAACCAACATGAATAAAGAACAAGCAATACAAATTTTAGAACATGCTTTAAATCAAGCAGCTCAGAAAGGTGCGTTTAACTTAATTGAAGCTAATCAAGTTCTTCAAGCACTTCAGTTAATTAAAACAACTGAAGAAAAAAAATAATGTTATATTTGCTGTAAAACCAACAGCAGATGAATAACTTATGCCAACTTGCACTCCAAAACGGAGGATCTGTAAATTATTTAATAATACCATCAAATCTTACAGAAGGGTTAGGACTAACTAACCCTTCTCTACTTATAGTAGATGGATATTATCTTTTGAATCTAAGACATGTTCAATACGCACTATATCATAGTGAAGGAGAACAGAAATATCAAACTCCCTGGGGACCATTAGCATATCTTAATCCAGAGGATGACGTTACTCTTAGAACAACTAACTATCTATGTCAGATAGATCCTAATACGCTTACTATAGATAAGTTTCAGAGAGTTAACACATCTAAGTTAGATGTAACACCTATTTGGGAATTTATTGGTTTAGAAGATGCCAGAGTAGTTTACTGGGATGATACATTATATCTTTCAGGAGTACGTAGAGATACAACTACTAATGGTGAAGGTAGAATGGAGCTTTCTACAATAGAAAAAGAAGCTACAGAAACTAAGAGAGTCAGAATTGAGCCTCCAGGAAAAGCATCATATTGTGAAAAGAACTGGATGCCAATTATTGATATGCCTTATCATTATGTCAAATGGACTAATCCTACAGAAGTAGTAAAGGTAGATCCTGAGAAAGGCACTTCAGAAACTATTCATTTAGTAGAACAAGATATACTATTTCCAAGAGATATAAGAGGGGGCTCACAAGTTATCCCATACCGTGGTATGTATATTGCACTTACCCATGAAGTAGATCTTTGGTATAATGAACAAGGAAGAAAAGATGCTCATTATTATCACAGATTTATTGTATGGGATAAAGACTGGAAAATAATACACCACTCAGATGAGTTTAAGTTTATGACAGGTGCTATTGAATTCTCATGTGGTTTAGCATTTGATGGTGAAAACTTTATTATTCCATTTGGATTCCAAGATTCAACAGCTTATATCTTAAAAGTTCCTGCAGATGTAATTGAAGATGTATGCAATTTTACTGATAGAGTTGATAAAGTAAATTCTAAAGGAACAACTCCATATAAACTAGAGTCATTTATCAATGATCCGTACAATGCTGATAAAACATTTGAACTTGCAGAATTCTATTTTACACAAGGACATTATGCATCAGCAATGTCTTATTATCTAAGAACGGCTGAGTATTCTCAAAATGCTGATAGAACATATGAGGCTATATTAATGGTTGCTAAGTGTTTGGCTACACTTACAAGAAGACCTGTTACTGAACTTGGTCTTTGGTTAAATGCTCTAAATTTTGAACCAGGTAGACCCGAAGCATATTTATTCTTAAGTGAGTATTATGAGAAACAAAAGAACTATCACCAAATGTATAGTTATGCTGTAATGGGTTTAAGAAATCATATTTATGCAAAACCTATAACTACTAATCTAGGATATGAAGGAGGTTATCAACTTGGTTTTCAAAGAGCTGTAGCTGCATGGTGGATAGGTAGAGGAAAAGAATCTAGAGAAATCTTTTTAGAACTTGTTGCAAATGCGGATATACTATCTGATAAATATAAAAAATTAGTACAGACTAATATAACGTCATTAGGTTCTGGACCAGATCCATTTTTAAGATATCATAAAGGTTTGCATGATAAATTAAGATACAAGTTTCCTGGATCAGAAACTATCATGAAAAACTTTTCTCAAACATATCAGGATATGTTTACACTTAGCATGCTCAATGGTAAGAAGAATGGTAGATACTTTGAAATTGGTGCGGCAGATCCATTCCATGGTAGTAACACAGCATTGCTAGAAAAATGGGGTTGGACAGGTACATCATTAGAAATCTTAGAACATGAGGTTACTAAGTTTAAACAACAAAGAGAGAATGAGATTATATTATGTGACGCAACAAAGTTTGATTACTCTATACTTAAAGGTCACATTGACTACTTGCAAGTTGACTGTGAACCACCAGGAACTACTTATGAGATCCTTACAATGTTACCTTGGGATCAGTGTACTTTTGGAGTAATTACATATGAACATGACTACTATACAGACATAACAAAATCTTTTAGAACAAAGTCTAGAAACTTCTTACTAAGTAAAGGTTATATGCTTATTGCAAGTAACATCTCTCCTAATGATGATTGTCCTTATGAAGACTGGTATGTACATCCTAAGCATGTTGATGCAGAAATTATTAAGATTATGCTTGCAGCAGATGATACAACTAAAAATGCAGAGAAATATATGCTAGGAATGTTGTAAAATTTTTTGTATATTATAGATATGAAGTATTTTTTATATCTATTACTTATTGTTTCAGTTTCCTCTTGTTCATTAGAGAAAAGACTAGCAAAGTATTGTCCATTGTGTACACAGAAGGACAGCACTGTAACAATCACAGAATATAGAGACACAACAATAACTTTGCCGGGAGAAACACTTTACATACAAGATACATTGTATTGTGACTCCCTTGGTAATGTATTATCTAAACTAAATGGAGTTCTTAGAGATAAGGATGGTAAAATCTTAAGCTTACAAACTAAACTCCAGAATAATGTGTATACTTCAAAGGCAACTGTTGACACAGTTTATAAAGTAATTAAAGGCAATGATGTATACCACACTAAAGTAGTCACCAAAACATCTAAGCCGGAAAGAATTAAGTACATCCCTAGTTGGGTGATCTTTCTAGCTTATGTAGGAGGGATTGTGTTATTCATCTTGTTAATCTATATATTATTCAAATTGATTTCAAGAAGACTACCATGAAAACTAAAATAACTCTCTTTACATTGTCAATACTTTCTTTTGTTTCTCCAATTGAACTAAGTGCTATTCTCCTAATGTTTGTCATCTTAGTTGATACAATTATCAAACTTATCTCTCTTAAAAAGATTGCTTGTGATGAAAATAGAAAATACAGAGATGTATTTAAATCCAAAATACTTAGAAGAGGTTATATTTTTAAAGCTTTAGGTTATTATGTAGTAGCCATTGCAATACTTCCGTTAGATTATTATGGTTTTACACCATTTACTCAAGGATTACTTAAAGCAACCGGATATGATATTCTAATACCAACTAAAGCTATTTTTACAAATGCACTTATTTATATATTTGCAATTATAGAGTTATCATCTATTAATGAAAACTGGTTTGATCTTACAGGTAATAATATATTTAAATCAGTGTTCAGAGTAGTTAAAACTATTAGAGGAGGTATTGAGAAAGTATCAGATACCTACAAGAACATAAAAGATTAATGTATGAGTTATAGTTTTTTACAGGAAGAAAAATCTCCAAAAATTTTAGTTGAAGCAGTAAAGCTTATTGGTACTAAAGAAGTTGTTGGTAAACAACACAATCCTGTAATTATGGACTGGGCTAAAGAACTTAAGTTAGATAAAGTTTATACAGCAGATGAGATTCCATGGTGTGGATTGTTTGTTGCATATTGTGCACATCAAGCCGGTGTAGAAGTAGTAGACAAACCTCTCTGGGCTTTAAACTGGGCTAAATATGGCACTAAAGTAGCTGAACCTATGTTAGGAGATGTACTTACATTTAAAAGAGACGGAGGAGGTCACGTAGGTATCTATGTAGGAGAAGACAAAGATTGCTATCATGTACTTGGTGGGAATCAAGGAAACTCAGTATCCGTATCAAGAATATTAAAATCAAGATTACATCAAGCAAGAAGAACTAAATGGAAAGTAGCACAACCAGCTAATGTTCGTAAAGTACAACTTAGTGCTAAAGGTGCAATCAGTAAAAATGAAGCATAATGAAATTTAGAAACAGTTGGATATCCTCAGCAAAACAGTGGGATAAATTAAACATTAAATTAAGAATCTCTTTTATTGACATCTTAGCAATTGAAGTTGATATATCTAGAGACTTTTATCTTTTTACAATCTTAAATCTTACTATCAAAAATAGATAATAATATACAAGATACTGTGATCCAGGTACTTTCTGTGCCTGGATTTTTTATTTAAACAATATACATTTAAACTTATTTTGTATATTTGTTATAAATCTTAAATATATAAAAATGGAAAATCAACATGTAGAACAGGTTTTTACACCTGAAGAATTAGAAGCAAAAAGAAAAGAAATGCTTAAATTCTATAAAGATTCTTTACCTTATTTAAAGGCTCAATTTGAATACGAAGAAATGCTATTTAAAATTGATGAGGTAAGGTTTAAAAGAACAAATGTGCAAATGCAGTATGCAATGATGATGCAAGCACAACAAGAAATGGGTGAAGAAGGTGTTGAAGAAGATAATGTAAATAATGATCAACAAACTTCTGAAGAACCACCAAGGAGACTTAGAAAAAATTAATCATGGCTTTAGTAAATCAAGTACAGAAAAAAGTAATAATGTCTAAAAAAGATATTATTAAATATCAAATACTCACTCATTGTTATATTAATAAAATATCATTGAGTGATTCAGATTTTGAGTGCTTGACGTTGCTTAGTACAATTGGCCCATTAGAATTATCAAGTTTTTGTTATGAAGCATCAAATGAGTTTACAATTTTTAAATCAGAACAAACTGTAAGAAATTGTATTAACAAATGTGAAAAGCATTCTTTAGTTGTAAAAGATGCCGATAATAAAAAAATTGTAATGCTAAATCCAGATTTAAAAATTCAAATAGAAGGTGATATATTATTAGATTATAAGTTTTTTGGCAGATGACTCCTAAAAAATCAAGCACTTTATATAAAGAACTTGCTGAGGAATTAAATGTTCCTACGGATCTTGTTGAAGATTTAATTCAAGTATATTACAAAAATCTAAGAACTGAATTAACAGGATTAACTAATCCTAGAATTAATGTTGAAGGATTAGGTCAGTTTGTAGCTAGACCAGCACTTGTTAAAAAATCTATTCAAAGGTTTAAAAAAATTCTAGAATCTCATGATACTTCTACTTTTAGAGCATACTATAATAAAAAAATGTTAGAAGATAAAGTAGAGTTACTTGAAAATTTAGATAAAAAACTTGATGAAGAAAAAATAAAAAAAGAGACATTTAAAAAAACCAAAAATGAAAGCTGCACTAAAAGCAATTTGGGAGAATAAAAAAGCAATTCTTGAAGGCATTAAAAATTCAGTAGTAAGAGATGAGTTTGTAGAGGATGTTGCAAGAATGAGATATGATGTTTGTGATGAATGTCCTAGTAAAGGTAAAAAGTGTGCTGTAAAAGGTACAGCTCCATGTTGTAATGAATGTGGATGTTCATTAACTTTTAAGACTAGATCTCTTTCATCAGAGTGTCCTCTTGGTAAATGGCAAGCAATTGCTACAGAAGAGGAAGAAGATAAATTAGAACAGTTATGAGTATAGTATTTAATGCAGATGATCACAGTTACAAAAGTGTAGATCCTAATGATGAAATCAAGTGGGTTAGTGTGACTACTTTACTATCTAGTCTTAAGAAACCTTTTGATGCTAAGAAAGTGGCAGAAAGAGTCAGTAAGAATAAGAAGTCTAAATGGTATGGTATTGATCCAAAAACTATTGTACAAATTTGGGATAATGAAGCTAATAGAGCTACAACACTTGGAACATTCTATCACAACCAAAGAGAAGCTGACTTATGTTCACTTGCATCTATTGAAAGAGATGGGGTTACTGTTCCTATATTTAAACCGTATGAAGAGCCAAATGGTTTAAAGATTGCTCCTTCACAAAAACTTGATCCAGGCGTGTACCCTGAACATATGGTCTATCTTAAGTCAGCAGGCTTATGTGGCCAATCAGATTTAGTTGAAGTAGTCAATGGTAGAGTAAATATCATTGACTACAAAACTAATAAAGAGATTAAAAAAGAATCATTTAAAAACTGGGAGGGAATGTCAGAGAAGATGCTTTCTCCAGTAGATCATTTAGATGATTGTAATTTTAATCATTATGCTTTACAGTTGAGTATCTATATGTATATTATCTTAAAGCATAATCCTAAACTTCAACCAGGAAAAATATTTATACATCATATTACATTTGAAACAGAAGGTGAAGATCAATATGGATATCCTATTGCTAAATTAGATGAGAATGGAGAGCCAAAAGTATTAGAAGTAATACCAATGCCAGTGCCTTATCTTTATGATGAGGTCATCTCTGTTATCAATTACCTTAAGGAGAATCCTTATATTATTAAAAAGAAATAATATGCTAGTCAGACTATTTGACGTACAAAATGGCAAAGTGATTCCAACAGAACATTGCTATACCCTAAAGGCACTTAAGGATATCATGGATAATTATCCAGAAGATCATCTTAAAATATATCTCTACTTATTCTATATGACATGTCCTAATCCAGATATGAATCCATTCTTTCATACTCCGGAGATAGATAAAGAACATATTATTCTAAAAGAAATAGAAGCAGAATTCTCTACAGAAGATGATGATATTCATACAGCTCTTTTATTCTGTGAAAGAATGTATGAAACACCAACTTCTAGAGCATACAAAGGAATGGCATCTATGCTAGATAGATTAGCTAGATACATGGAAACAACAGCTATCACTGCAGGAAGAGATGGAAATATTAATTCACTAGTAGCTGCAGCCAAAAACTTTGACCAGATTAGAGCATCATTTAAGGGAGTCTATAAAGATCTTCAAGATGAGCAATCAAGTAAAGTAAGAGGTGGGCAAGGATTAGCTTATGATAGTTAACTATGAGTGAGATTTATCAAGACATACCAACCTATGACAATGGAACATGGACAACCACAAGTTTTGAATCCAGAGAGGACTTCAGCAACTTCATATTTGGGGTTTTCAAAGAACCCGGTAAGTACGGATTCAACGATACAACTAATCAGGTATTTATATCTGAGTCAAGAAAGTTTAGAGATACTGGAGTATATTGCACAGCCCCATTCAAATCAAAAGACTTTATATCCTATTGGGATGATCAAAAGTTAAAATGTAGAAAAGGTGTAATTATAAAAGATGAAAGCAATACATGGTTTCTTGCAAGAGAATACTATATGTGGCTTAACTTCTTACCAATCTTTGATAAGGAACAACAGAAGTTTGACTTTGCTAAGATTAGGGATGCTCAGTATCACATGGCTCTTTATGAGTTATTAGCTGAGTTAAACTATAAGCATTCTGCCATCTTAAAGAAACGTCAGATTGCATCCTCTTATTATCATATGGGTAAGTTTATAAACCAGCAATGGTTTGAGGCAGGGGTTACCCTTAAGATGGGAGCAAGTCTTAAAGACTACATCAATGAGAAAGGATCCTGGAAATTCTTACAAGAATATGCAGCCTTCTTAAATGAGCATACAGCATGGTATAGACCTATGTCACCAGATAAGGTTATGATGTGGCAACAGAAGATTGAAGTAAGAAAAGGAGATAGAAAAACAGAAGTTGGTCTCAAAGGTACTATCCAAGGTATGTCATTTGAGAAAGATCCAACAAATGGTGTAGGGGGTCCGGTAAAATACTTCTTCCATGAGGAGGCAGGGATTGCACCTAAGATGGATCAGACATATGAGTACATGCGTCCAGCTATGCGCTCAGGTATGGTTACTACAGGTATGTTTATTGCAGCAGGATCTGTGGGTGACTTGTCTCAGTGTAATCCACTAAGAGATATGATTCTTAATCCTCTTTCTAAAGATATTTATGCTGTAGAAACTAATCTTTTAGATAATAAAGGAACTGTAGGTTTGTCAGGTTTGTTTATTCCTGAACAATGGTCAATGCCCCCATACATAGATGACTTTGGTAATTCTAAAGTAGAAGAAGCTCTTATAGCTTTAGATGCACAGTTTGAACAATGGAAAAAAGAACTTTCTCCAGAAGACTATCAACTACGTATTTCTCAGCACCCAAGAAATATTCAAGAAGCATTTGCTCATAGATCTGTATCAGTATTCCCTGCACATTTAGTTGCTGCACAAGGAAGAAGGATTGAAGAGAAAGAATATGCTTATGAGTTCTTAGATATTTTTACTGATGAGAATGGTAAAGTAGCTGTAAAAAATACAGATAAACAACCTATCAAAGAATTTCCTATAAGTAAAAAAACAGAAGATAAAACTGGAGTACTTGTTGTATGGGAAAGACCAATTAAGGATCCCACATTTGGCCAGTACTATGCTTCTATTGACCCTGTCTCTGAAGGTAAAACAACAACTTCAGAATCACTCTGTTCAATCTATATTATGAAAGCTCCAGTAGAAGTTACTAAAGTAACTATGGGAGAAACAGAAACATATATAGAACCAGATAAGATTGTAGCTGCTTGGTGTGGTAGATTTGATGATATTAATAAAACTCACCAAAAACTAGAACTAATCATAGAATGGTATAATGCGTGGACAGTAATTGAAAATAACATTTCATTATTTATTCAGTACATGATATCTAGAAAGAAACAAAGATACTTAGTACCTAAGAGTCAGATCTTATTCTTAAAAGATCTAGGTGCCAATGCTAATGTATTTCAGGAGTATGGTTGGAAAAACACAGGTACATTATTTAAAGCTCACTTATTAAGTTATGCTATTGAATATTGTAAAGAAGAATTAGATGTAGAAACAAAAACTGATGGTACTATTGTAAGGACTAAATATGGTATAGAACGTATACCTGATCCAATGTTACTTAAAGAAATGCAAGAATATGCAGAAGGAGTCAACGTGGATAGACTTGTGTCATTTGCTGCATTAGTTGCATTCATGAGAATCCAGCAAGCTAATAGGGGTTATTCTAAAAGAGTTATCATGGATGATGCCTCTAAAAACTTGCAAAAGTCAGATAATTTGTTTAAATTAAATAGAAGTCCATTCCGTAATTTAGGAATGAACTCATCTTTTAATTCTCAAAATTTTAAAAGATCACCTTTCAAAAATATTAAATAAAAGCTATGCAGGTATTTAACGCAATGCAATTAAAAAAGGGAGCAAAGGTTGAGCAAAGCCGATTAGGTAGTGTTACTCAACCATTGCAGTTTATTCCTAAAAAAGAAAAAGATGAGCACTGGGCAGCATGGAATTTAGATTGGTTAGAATGGAATGGTCTAAAGCAGATTAGAAGAAATGCCCGCAGACTTATGAAGAACTATAAGTTAGCAAAAGGAATTATTGATAGAACAGATTACATAGTAGAAGAGAATAATGAATATAGAGATATTGTAGATTTACTTACTAAAGAAGATGCTTCAGCTTTAGAACTTAAATTCTATCCAATTATTCCAAATGTTATTAATGTCTTAGTAGGTGAATTTGCTAAGAGATCTACTAAACTTACATATAGAGCCGTTGATGATGTTTCATATAATGAAATGTTAGAACAAAAAAGATCTTTGGTTGAAGAAACATTAATGGCTGATGCACAAACTAAAATTATTGCAGCATTAATTGAACAAGGATTAGATCCTAATTCACCAGAAGCACAGCAACAATTAGATCCTCAAAAAGTTAAATCATTGCCTGAAATAGAAAAGTTCTTTCAAAAAGATTATAGATCTATGATTGAGCAATGGGCAACACACCAACATAAAGTTGATGTTGAAAGATTTAAAATGGATGAGCTAGAGGAAAGAGGTTTCCGTGATATGCTTATTACTGATAGAGAGTTCTGGCACTTCCGTATGATGGAAGATGATTATGAAGTAGAACTATGGAATCCAGTTATTTCATTCTATCATAAGTCTCCTGATAATAGATATATTTCTCAAGGAAACTGGGCTGGTAAAACAGATATGATGACTCCTTCTGATGTTATTGATAAGTATGGTTACTTAATGACAGAAGAACAAATGGCAGCTCTTGAAGCTATTTATCCAATTAGATCTGCAGCATATAATATTGGTGGCTTACAGAATGATGGTTCTTTTTATGATGCTACCAAGTCTCATGACTGGAATACAAATATGCCTTCTCTTGCATATAGACAGTATACCTCATTTATGGGAGGTAATGTGCTAGATGGTTCTGATATTATTACACAAATACTTGCTGAGGGAGAAGACTACTACGATCAAGGAACTGCTTATTTATTAAGAGTAACTACAGCTTATTGGAAATCTCAGAAAAAAGTAGGACACTTAACAAAGATATCTGAAACAGGAGAAGTACTAACTGAAATTGTAAGTGAAGATTATTCAGTTTCAGATAAACCTATCTATGATACAAGGCTGTATAAAAATAGAACAAGAGACAACTTAGTTTATGGAGAGCATATAGATTGGATTTGGATTAATGAAGTTTGGGGTGGTGTAAAAATTGGACCAAACATTCCTTCATTCTGGGGTATGAATAATCCTGGAGGATTTACTCCAATATATATTGGTGTTGATAAACATAAGATTGGACCATTAAGATTCCAATTTAAAGGTGATAACAGTCTATATGGTTGTAAACTTCCTGTAGAAGGAGCTGTATTTACAGATAGAAATACACGTTCTACTGCTTTATTAGATTTAATGAAGCCATATCAGATTGGATACAATATTGTAAATAATCAGATTGCAGATATTCTAGTTGATGAACTAGGTACAATTATCATGCTTGACCAAAATACTTTACCTAAACATTCTCTTGGAGAAGATTGGGGTAAAGGTAATTATGCTAAAGCATATGTTGCAATGAAGAATTTCCAGATGCTTCCTTTGGATACATCTATTTCAAATACTGAAAATGCATTAAACTTCCAGCATTTCCAAAAACTTGATCTTTCTCAAACAGAAAGATTAATGTCTAGAATTCAATTAGCAAATCACTTTAAGCAACAAGCATATGAAGTAATTGGTGTTAATCCACAAAGAATGGGGCAACAGTTATCTCAAATGACTGCTACTGGAGTAGAACAAGCTGCTGCAGCGTCTTATGCACAGACAGAAGTATTCTTTATTCAACACTGTGATTATCTAATGCCTAGGGTGCACCAAATGCGTACAGACTTAGCTCAGTATTATCACAGTACAAAACCTTCTGCAAGACTTACATATATCACTGAAGCTGATGAAAAAGTTGCATTCCAGATTGAAGGTACAGATTTATTAATGAGAGATCTTAATATTTTCTGTAGTACTACTGCAAATCATAGAGCTGTGCTTGAGCAGTTAAAACAAATGGCTATTCAAAATAATACAACCGGAGCTTCTATTTATGATCTTGGTAAGATTGTTCAATCAGATTCAATTGCTGAAATAAATACTGTTCTTAAAATGTCAGAGCAAAAACAACAGCAAATGAAACAACAAGAAATGCAACAGCAACAACAAATGCAACAAGAACAACTTGCATCTCAGGAGAAACAAAAACAAATGGATATCCAGGCTGCTGCTGAAAGAGATGATAAGATGATTCAAAAAGATATTACTGTTGCTGAAATTAGAGCTGCTGGTTATGGATCAATGGCAGATGTTGATCAAAATCAAATGTCTGACTATAGAGATGCTATGAAAGAAATCAGAGCAACTGAACAATACCAAGCTCAAACAGATATCCAAAGACAAAAGCAAAGTGATGATATGGTGAAACATTCTCAGAAAATGAGTATGGAACAACAGAAATTACAAACACAAGAAGACATAGCAAATAAACAACTAGAAATAGCAAGAGTCAATAAGAATAAATATGATGGCAAATCTTCTGATAAAAAGAAAAAATAGGTTTAGCTATATATTGCAAAAAATTAATTTTTGACTTTTAAATTTTCCAAGTTTATTTTGTATATTAAATTATAAACAAAACCAACACAGATGGAAGAAACCAATAAAAATCCTGAAGAGATTCAGGTACAAGATTCTACAACGGTAGGTCAAGTTGATGTAGATATTGATTCAATTTTTGGTATCCCAGGTGCAGATAGTATTATGCTACCTGATGACCAAAATGAACCAGAAAAAAAATCTGTTTTCTCAGCGGAAAAAACAGACATGACGTTCTTTGACAATCCAACAGCTAAAACTCCTGAAGAAAGGAAAGAAGCTGAGGAAAAAAAGATAGAAGTTGAAGAGACAATTAATGAACTTGATAGTCTAATTTCACAAGAAGAAGATGCTGGTAATAAAGGAAGACCTAAAGTAGATAAGTCTGGTCTTGCTGAGTTAGCAAGTAAAATGATTGAGGAAGGTACGCTTATTCCTTTTGATGATGATAAACCATTAGAAGAATATACAACTAAAGATTTCCGTGAATTATTTGAAGCTAACTTTCAAGAAAGAGAAGCTGCAGTGAGAGAGAATACTCCAAAAGAGTTCTTTCAGTCTTTACCACAAGAACTTCAATATGCTGCTAAATATGTAGCAGATGGTGGTCAAGATCTTAAAGGTCTTTTTAGAACATTAGCTCAAGTAGAAGAGATTAGAGATTTAGATCCTTCTAATGAATATGATCAAGCAGAGATTGCAAGACAGTATCTATATGCAACAGGATTTGGAAGTGCAGAAGAGATTGAGGCTGAAGTTGAAGACTACGCAGAACTAGGAAGACTAGCACAAAAAGCTCAACAGTTTAAACCGAAGTTAGATAAAATGCAAGAAGATATTGTAAATAGACAACTTGCAGAACAAGAATATAAAAGACAACAACAAGCTCAGCAAGCAAAAGCTTATCAAGATAATGTATACAATACATTAGCAGTTGGTGAACTTGGTGGTATTAAACTTGATAGAAAGGTACAAAGTCAATTATATTCAGGATTAGTTCAGCCAAATTATCCTTCAATTTCTGGTAAACCTACAAACCTACTTGGGCACTTGTTAGAAAAGTATCAGTTTGTAGAACCAAATCACGGTTTGATTGCAGAAGCTTTGTGGTTACTTTCTGATCCAGATTCTTACAGAAATAAAGTAAGAGACCAAGGAGTAAAACAAACTGTAGAAAAAACAGTAAGACAGTTAAAAACAGAAGAGGCAAGAAAAATAGGTTCTTCAACTCAAGAAGAACCAGAACAAAGAAGGACAACAACACCAAGCCGTCAACAAAAAACAATCTCAAGACCAAACAATTTGTTCAAGAGATTTTAATTAGTAACAATTTAAATTAATATATACAATGGCAACTCCAGTAATGAACAATGGTATATTCCTTAGGGATACCGCTTACAACGCAAGTTCCCATGTGGATTCTTACCACTTGGTGAACATGCTGAAAGATGCAGAGCCAATGGACTTGGGTCCAGTGGATCTTTGGGCTATGGCTCAAAAGGTTGAAATGCCTCTTTATCAAATGTCATCATTTGGTGGAAAAAATGTTATCATGGTTGATAACGCACGTGGGGAATACAGATGGCAGACTCCTGTCTCTATTGACCTTCCTTACATTGTTGAAGACGTAGAACCAAACAATGACTTTAAAGGTGTTGATGGTACTACATTCCGTATCAAACTTAACAAAAGAGAATTTGGACATGGTGATATCATCACTTATGACAAATACAATGGTGTTGAGATGTACATTACACAAGAAGATATCCTCCCATTAGGTGATGGTTATATCTATACTGTGCAGTTGGTAAACAATGACAACTACAAATACATTGACAACAAATACTTAGCTAACGGTACCAAAGTATTCCGTAAAGGTTCTGCAAGAGGTGAGTATGGTGAAAGATTCTCTGACATTACTACAAAAACAGGATTCCGTGAATTCTATAACTTTGTTGGTGGTGCAGAAGCTCACGTACACTACTCTATCTCTAGCCGTGCTGACTTGATGATCAAAGGTGGTATGAATGCAGATGGTACAGTTCCTGTAACTGAGATCTGGAGAACATTTGACAAAAGCATCCAAGATCCTTCAATTGCTTCTTTGGAAGACATGATTAAGGTAATGGGTAAAGACAAAGTTAAAAAGGCATTTGATAATGGTGACCTTTCAAGAACTTTCTTAACTCAAATGGAATCTGCTCACTTGAGCAAAATTGCTACTGACATTGAAACTTACTTAATGTGGGGTCATGGTGGTAGAGTACGTCAGGATGGTCCAGATGATGTTAGATTGTCTGTGGGTCTTTGGAAGCAGTTGGATAACTCATTCAAAAGAGTATACAATAAAAATAACTTCACACTTGACTTGTTCCGTTCTGAGATCTACAACTTCTTCAATGGTAAGGTTGAGTTCCAAGGTCCAGATCCAAAACGTAGTCTAGTTGTACAAACTGGTATGGGTGGTATGCGTATGGTTAATGAGGCTATCAAACAAGAGGCTATCTCTTCTGGTCTTCTTATCCAGGCTGCTGATATCGGTGCAATCACTGGTAAAGGTATGGACTTGAACTTTGGTTTTGCTTACACTTCTTATGTTATTCCATTCTTGGCTAACGTTAAGTTTGTGTTGAACCCAGCATTTGACAATGTTCATACAAATGATATTGAGAACCCAATCATTGATGGTTTCCCATTATCTTCTTACTCATTCATTATCTTTGATATCACTGATAATACTAATGACAATATCTTCTTATTGAAATTGTCTTGGGATAATCAATTGAAATGGTGGTATCAAAATGGTACTATGGACTACATGGGACGTAGCCAAGGCTTCCAGTCTTCTGGTCAGTTCAATGGTTACCGTGTAATGATGAGCCAAACAATGCCAGCTATTTGGGTTAAAGACCCAACTAAAGTGTTGAAAATTGTTATGAGAAACCCAGTAACTGGTGGATCATTCTAATCTAAACTAGAAAAACAAGGGAGGGGGAAACTCCTCCCTTTTTTCTTTAATTTTAACCAACAAAAATAAAACCAACAAAACATGGAAAATTTCACAATGGTAGAAATGGGACACGGAACTGTTAAAAAAACAGCTATTGCAGTCCGCCCGTTCTTTGACAACTCAGTCTCTAATATGGGACTAGAAACTTATGGCTTATCTTTATATGATGGAGTTAAGCATTTTGAACAACTTGCTTGCCTTGAGCAAAATGGAGTTATTAGATATCTTACTGGTTTAAATGAATTTGCACCAGAGATTAAACTTCTTAAAGCTGAAGACAAGGAAGCAAGGGTAAGAGAAATTAGAACTGCTGTTGCTGAACTTGAGACAGAGTTAGCAGCAAATGTTTTAGATATTGAGGACCCTCAATTCTGGAATAAAGTAAAATTACTTAAACCAGATAATAAAGATTTTTGGAATAAGATTCATATTGCATGTGGTAATGAACCTTTATTCTTAGATCCTAATGATCCATATGATAGAATTAAACTTTATGCTATTGAAGCTGGGGGATTTTCTATTGTATCAAAAAGTTTTGATGATGCAAGATCAAGAGCTGTTCCACCTAAGTTTTACTTAGACAAACAAGAGCAGACTGTTGTTGCAAGAACTGAATACAAGAAAATGCGTAACAAGGCACTTTCTGAACTTCAGAAATTATTTGACAAAAATAGTACTAAACTATTCTATGTAGCTAAAGTAGTAGATGGTAACAGTACACAATATAGAAAGTCAACACCTAATGATGTTATGTATGAGAACATGGACTTGTACATTAATGGAGAAGGAGTTGAAGGCAACAAAGAAAGAGCTGCTAAGTCTTTCCTTGAAGCTGTAGGAATGGATATGGAAACACTAAAAATTAAATCAATTGTTAGAGATTCCGTATTTTTTAAGTATATTATTAATAAGGCTGATGGTTACATCTACCATGCTAAGACTAATGCAATGTTAGGACGCAATGTTTCAGATGTAATAGAGTACTTGAAGAACCCACTCAATGAGGATGTTCTAACAGATCTCAACAAAGCCTGTGAGAAATTTTGGAATTCTTAAACTTAAAATAAAATGGCACTTAAAAAATATGACGATGGTGGACGCACTATGAGTGAAAAAGCTGCAAAAAGAAAAGCTTCAAAAGGTAAAGGACTATATGTTCCTGTAGAGGGCTACACAAATACTAAAGGATTATACACGCCTTATACTAAAGCTGGTAGAAAAGAAGTTAAAGAAACAGGAGGAACCGAAGTTTATAATCTAAAACCTACGAGAAAAGTTATGAAAACTGGTGGTATGGTAAATTCAAATGCTAAAGTTTCTACACAGAAAACCACTAAAGGTAGAGTTGGTGGTACTAGTTCTGCTCCAAGAACTGCTGTACCTAAAGCAAAAATGGGTGGCAGTATGAGAGGTAAAAAGTGCTAAGATGCCAAAGCAAATGCTAAAAAGAAAAGACGGTAGTTATTCCCAGAGAGGTCTCTGGGATAACATCCGTGATAATAAAGGTTCTGGAAAGAAACCTACTAAACAAATGCTTAAGCAAGAAAAGAAAATTAAAGCAGCAACTAAAAAGAAATAGTTATGGCAATTAAAAAAACAACAACTAAAAAGGCTCCTGTAAAGAAAGCATCTACAGGTATGTCTATTTCTGCACCTGCTAAAGCAGAGATGAGAAAATGGGAAATTGAATCAGCACTTAGTACTCTTAAAAGAGCAGATGAAATCCGTAAGGATGCTAAGATGATGAATGATGTTAAAAAACTTGCTCAAGAACAAATGAGCGTTCTTAAAACATTCAGTAGATAATTATGGCAAGAGTAACTGCAGATGGTGAAAAACACAGGATTTATAAAAAGACTACAAAGATAGGCAAAGGTAAACCTGGGGATATAATGGTTAATCATCCTACTGAAGATAAAGGAAAGTGGGATACAATCAATCTTACCAAGAAAGCAGGAGCTAAAACAATTAAACAGGGTATAGCAGCAACTAAAAAATGGCATAGAGAAAACCCTTATCCTAAAAATAAAAAGAATGGCAAAGACACCAGCATGGCAAAGAAAAGAAGGTAAGTCACCTAGTGGTGGTCTTAATGCTAAAGGTAGAGCTTCATTAAAGGCTGCTGGTCATGATATTAAAGCTCCTCAACCAGGAGGAGGTCCAAGAAAGAAATCTTTCTGTGCACGTATGACAGGAATGAAGAAAAAACTTACAAGTGCTAAGACTGCTAATGATCCTCAATCAAGAATCAATAAGTCTTTGAGAAAATGGAAATGTTAAAAATTATATATTATGAAAAAATTAGGATGTGCTAAATGTGGTGGTCAAAAAATGGCAAAAGGTGGTTCAACGACTAAACCTGAAATTTATGGTATTCCTCAAACAGGAACTACAAACTATAGTGCCCCTACTATGAAAAAAGGTGGCTCAGTTAAAAAAGCAAAACTTGCTGCATTAGCTGCACCTAAAAATAAAATTACTAGAGCAGATGTTATTGCAGGTGCTTTAAAAAATAAACGTAAAAAGAAATAGTTATGGCAGTTAAAAGTACAAAATCAAAACAAGGATGTAATTATGGTGATGATTGTCCTCCAGAACATGCTTGTATAGATGGTAAGTGTGTTCCATGGCCTAAAAAACCAGGTGCATTTAGTACGCCAAGTGCTAAAATTGCAGCAACAATAATTGGTACAGGTTTATCCGCTATTGGTACTAGAGTAGGTAAAAACATCAAAGAAAATAGAGCGGCTAAAAAAGAAGCAAAAAAAGCAGCTGAAGTACCAAAACAAAAAAAGGGTGGTAACTGGATTCAGGGTGCTATTAAAAAGCCAGGTGCTCTTAGAGAACAACTTGGTGTTAAGAAAGGAGAAACTATTCCTAAAGCTAAATTGGCAGCAGCTGCTAAAAAGGGTGGTAAGCTTGGTCAAAGAGCAAGACTTGCAATTACACTTAGTAAAATGAAAAAATAATGTTAAACAGTACAATTGAAATAAAGATCAAGCAACGGTTAAATAAACTGGATAGTCAAGATTATGATAATATAACTTGCTGGCAGATTGTTGAAGCTTTTAATAAAGCACAAGTTGAGTGGGCTAGAAGACAATTGCATGGTATTAATATTTTAAAAGAAGGTGATGAAGGTTCAACAAGAAGAAAAGATGATCTTCAAGTTTTACTAAATACTCAAGCACTTAATTTAACAGATAAAGAATATTATTATTTTGGAAATCTTCCTGGAGATTATCTACAATGGAAAAGAGTAGATGTATATGCTAAACAAGAATGCTGTACTAAAAGAAGGATGACTGTTTATTTAGCACAGGAAGGAGATCTTAATGTTCTTTTAAGAGATAAAGGTAAACAACCTAGTTTTGAATGGGGAGAAACATTTGCTACTTTAATTGGAAATACTACACATATTTATACAAATGGTGATTTTCAAATTGAATCAGCTAATATAATTTACTATAGACAACCTATAAAAATTCAAATTGATGGTTGTGTAGATCCTTATACTAATCTACAATCTACTCAAAATGTAGAATGTGAATTTAAAGATGATATAATAGAAGTAATAATTGATGAAGCAGTGAGTATTCTTGCTGGTGATATGGAATCAGGAAATCAGTTCTCTAGAGGTACAGAAACTGCAGAACGCAATAATTAATAAAAATGGACAAACCTAGAATGTTAAAAAGAGATGCTTCTGCATCAACAGCAAATTATTCAACAGCAGGATCTTCTGCTAATTGTGATACAATGACAGCAGCCTGTGCAACAGAACTTATGAATGCTGCATCAAGTTTTCATAAACTTCACTTAAAAGTAAAAGGAGCTGGATCTTATGCAGCACATAAAGCTCTTAATGATTTATATGATGCATTACCAGGACATGCAGATACTCTTATTGAAGGTTATCAAGGTGCTGCTGAAAAAATTTTAGATTACACAGAAGCTACACCAAGAACTCTTAATACAGTAGAAGAAGGTCTTGCATATTTAAGAGATATGTATCAAATGGTAAATGCTCTTCAAGCAAAAATGCCTTACTCAGAACTTGTAAATAGTTTAGATACTTTAAAGGATACAATTAACTCAGCAAAATACAAATTGCTTTTCTTAAAATAATTTTGGAAGTTTAAAAAACTTTCACTATATTATAGTATATATTTATTAATTAAAACTTAGAAAAAATGGCTTATTTTAATCATGCTTTTGAAAAAGCATTCTTAGCTACAGGAGAAAGTGTTAATAACGCTACTGTAACTTTGTTAGATGGCACAACTGTTTCTACAGATTCTGATTATGGTTATGTGACCACCGAAGGTGTTCCTACCTATGGTTTGAATCAGTTGAAAGCAGCTGCAGCATCTACTTATGAAAATGGATACATTGGTATTTTCGATGCAAATCCTAGTAGTGCAACTTTTAATCAAACTATTACTCCAACAGCTTGTTGTAATGTTTATATTGCAGGTTCTGCAATTTATGATAATGACAAGATTGGTCCATTAGCAGGTGGTTATCAAGAGACTAACAAGTCTAAAATGATCAACCCTAAATATGTATCACGTTTCTATTCAGTAGATCCATGTTCTCCACAAAACAATGTAATTCACGTAGGTTCTACTTACTGGACAAATGGAGGCGGTGCATTAACTGTTGATACTTTGGTTGCTGGTACAGGCTATGCTAATGGTACTTACACTGTTGAAGTAACTGGTGGTACTGGTACTGGTGCAGTTTTAGAAATTGTTGTTACTGGTGGTACTGTTGATTCAGCTACAGTTATTAATCCAGGAAAAGGATACACTGTAAATGATACACTTACTCTTGTTGGTGGTAATGATGATGCTACTGTAGACGTAGCTACAATTACTTCAGCTCATGCACAAGAAGGTTGTGGTACTACAGCTGAGTGCTGCAAAGAATTCTTATGTGGTGAAACTTACTACCTCCGTTTGGATGTTAAAGGTTCTCCTGCATTACGTTTCTTAAACCACAATGCTTATGCAACTGTTGATGCATACACAGGATGTTGCCCAGATGGTGCAATTGCTCCAGTAGCAGTTGATTCAACTACTGTAATGATTGCTTGGGCTAATGCAATTGTAAACAATCCAATTGTTTCTCCATTCATTCAACCAGCTGTTCAAGCTGAAGATGGTACTATCTGGTATGCTCCAGGAACTTCTGCTACTTTCTTAGCTGCAAATGGTGCTGATACTTGGGATAACTATGTATCTGCTGGACACACTGATGGTGCTTGTGCAGGTTTGATCTTAAACGGTGCTTATGTTGACACTAGATTTGGTGACTGTACATTCCAAGTTTCTGACTTCTATGAAAAAGAGCCAGTTAAACTTTATGCTTCTGAAGTAGATCTTAATGGTGATCCATGTGCATTTACAACTCTTTGTGTTGTTACTGAGTGTACTGGTCTTCAAGTACAAGGTCTTGGTGAGACAGTTCTTAGAGAACTTACTCTTTCTGAATCTTACAGACAAAACTTCTTAGCAACTGATCTACGTATCCGTGAGATTACTCAAGGAAATCAAATTATCAGTACTATTGATCGTGGTGCTTTATACTACAGATATGTACTTATTCACAATGTACCACGTTTTAATAATCCAAGTGGAACATTTGATAATGATCAATATGCATTAACTATTTTCTCTCAAAACGCATTAAGTACATTGTATACTGATGTATCTGATTGGTTAGATGGTTGTGCTAATGGTTGTAACATTGAAGCATTCTCATGTGATACTGTATGTGACGTTCCTGTGAATTTCCCTACACTTCCTGTGTACAATCCTTACAATGTAGTTTCTTGCTAAGATAACTAAACTCAAAAATCTAAAAGGGGAGAAGAGTTACAAACTCCTATCCCCTTTTTTTATTAAATACTTATGGCAAATCACGTATTAAGTTTAGAAGTTCCAACAGTAATGAATCCTTGTATTCTTACTGTAATGGATACTAGTGTTTATACAGATCTAATTCCTGTTGTATGTGAACAGTTAAATATTACTGTTCCCGGTTTTCAATATTCTGTACAGTTAGATGTAAATGCTGGATTCATAGATAACATTACCGCATGTGATCTAGGTTTGCAAACAACAAATTGCGGAACTGAATATGTAGATATTCCAGATGGTATTTATATTATTAAATACAGTGTTTCTCCCAATGATGTGGTATATGTAGAATACAATCATATGAGAATTACTAAAGCATTAAATAGATACTACAATATTCTTTGTAGATTAGATGTGGCAGATTGTGATCCGCCATTTAAGATTAAACAGAAGTTAGAAGAACTTAATCTTATCAAAATGTATTTAGAAGCGGCTAAGTCTAAAGTAGAGTTTTGTCATGAACCTCAGAAAGGAATGTCACTTTACAATTATGCTTGGAAGCTCCTCAATAAAATGGATTGTATTAATTGTTAACTTATTTAAAACCAACAACTTATGGCTAACTGCCCAAACTGCAAAAAGAAATTATCATGTGGATGTCAGAAGAGAACAGCATCAGATGGTAAAACAGTATGTTCAGGATGTTTAACATCTTATGAATCTGGACTCAAGCAAAGAAAAACAATGGCAACAGTATCTCAAACAAATCAAGTTTGGGGAAAAGATAGATATAAATAATTAAATATGTCAGTACCAAAAACAACACTTACAACACCCGCATCAAATTCATGGATTGCATTTGAACCATGTTGTGGTGGAAATACATTATATTTTAGTGTTAATGGTACAACAAATCCACCTACACCAGGCATAAATATATACAATGGTATTTCAGGAGTAGGATATGATCCTTTAACTGATAGTTATGTAGGTTTAAGTGTTCAGTGTTATAGAATCTTTACTGGTACAACTGCAGATCCAGGTAGTCCAATTACTGGGGCTAACTATCTTAATCTTAATGTTGTTCCAACAGACTTTCCAGGAAGTGGTGTTTATACTTGGGATAGTACTACTACATATGAAACACCATGTGGAGATGAAGTAATTACATGTCCTACATGTCCAACTCCATTATATGTTGTTTGGCCATGTGATAGTTCACTTGTACCTACTGTAACAGATACAGATTTATCAGCATATGTAAATGGTTATGCTTCAATAGAAGTTGATGCAGATTTAGGATTTGATTGTTACTATGTAGTTAATTGGTCTGTTGATACAAATTTAGATCCTAGTAATCCAATTACAGTTGCAGTTGATGGAGATCTTCCTTGTTCATGTGATTGTACTTGTTATGAAATTACTGGTTCAGGTAAATTATATTATATTGACTGTGATGGTGTAGTAGTATCTACTACAATCAGTGGGTATTGGAAAGGATGCTCTTTAGTATATCCGCAAGTTCCTTCTAGTTATACTGTAATAGATGGTGGTCAATGTGTAGATGGTTTATGTCCAACTCCATGTTATGAATTATTTGATTGTGCTGATGTATTAGATCCAATTTATACAACAGCTCAATCTCTTGGTCAATATGCAATTCTTGGTCAAGTTGTACAAATAGATGGATATGATAACTGTTGGATAGTTAATAGTGTAGTAGATTGTGATTGTGCTATTGATGTAGTTGTTTTACAAGCATATGATGATTGTACTTCATGTAATCCTAATCCAAATTATTTACTAACTAATTGTGATGATTTAGGTACAATAATTTATACATCATCTGACCTCAGTGCTTATGTAGGACAAGTTGTTGAATTAAATCCAGACTGTCCGGGATGTTGGATTGTTGAAGAATATCCAGATCCAATTCCATCAGATGTTCCTACTTCAGTTTCAGTTGCATATGATGATTGTGAAGCTTGTAAAACAACTTATTATGAGCTTACAGATTGTAATGGTATTGAAACTAGTATAATTACTTCAACTGATCTTTCAGAATATGTAACAGAGATTATTATTCTTGAGTGGTGTCCTACAACATGCTGGAGAGTCAGTGTTGCAATGACAAGTGTTGGAGCAGGAATTCTTGGAGATATAGCAAACTCATTTACAACATGTGAAGACTGTCTTACAAGTTTTCCTTGTATATGCTCAAGAGTTAAAAACCATGATACTGTTAGTCATAATTATGACTATCTAGACTGTGAAGGTACTGTTCAAACAATTACATTACTTTCAGGTCAAAGATCAGAAAGAATATGTATGGCTCACTGGCTTACATCTTATCCTACAGATTATGTAGAATATTTTGGGGATTGTACATTAGATGGTGATGTTCATACATGTCCTCCTCCTATTTATCCAAGAAGATCGTTAAAGCCAGGATACAACACACCATATTGTTCTACTTGGAAATATGAAGAAATTTCATGTAAAGCTGCAGAAGCTTTATATAAACAAGTTCTTGAATTAAGATATGGTATATCTAATTGTTGTCCTGAAGAAGATCAACAGTACATCATTCAAAAACAACTAATAGATTTAAAAGCATTAGTTAATCCAGATTATACATGTGCAACCCCAAGTTGTGGATGTAATACTGGATGTAATTGTGGGGGTTCTTGCGGAGGTAACTGTGGTTGTGGAAGCACTGGTAGAACTTGCCAATCTTAATAAATTTTTGTATATTATAGTAATAGAAGAAATATGAAGCCACTTAATTATGATAACTCACCTTGTAGTCCAATCTCCAGTAACTGTGTGATTTGGCAAGGACCAGATATCCCTTGTATCAAACTGTGCGCAGGTGATACAATTTCAGATGTTATATTTAAACTTGCAACAGAATTATGTGCAGTGTTAGATACATTAAATGTAACTAACTATGATCTTTCATGTTTCAATCTAACTGCTTGTGGTCCAAATGATTTTCAAGCACTTATACAATTTTTGATTGAGCAAATTTGTACTTTACAAAATGAAGTAACTACTGTATCAGATCCTGCTACAAGTCCACTTACTACAGGTTCTACAAAGTCAGCAAGTGCTGACACATTAGTAACAGTAGCAGATTGCTTTATAGTAGATAGAGTTACTGTAATGACTGTTTCAGAATATGCACAAGCAATCGGAACTAAAGTATGTTCATTAGTAACAGAAATTACTGAAATAAATTCTAACATATTAGATTTAGAAGTAAGAGTTACAGCACTAGAAGCCGCTCCAGTTCCTACATTAGTTTTACCATCATTTACATTAGATTGTACAATTGGTTCTTTAAACATTGGTACTACTCAAGATATTGATGTTGTATTAGAGGCATTTATTAATGATATATGGTGTTCATATTATTCAACTACTGGAACTACATCAGATTTAATTTCTGCTATTTCTGCAATTTGTATTGATGATACAGATTTACAATTAACAACAGGAACTGCATTTTCTACAAATTCAAATTGGATACAAGCAGGATCTTATGCTACTGTAGCAGATGCAATCAATAATCTTTGGGTAGCACTTTGTGATGTATATCAATATGCACAAACAGTTGAAGTTACAGTTTCAGATACAGCTACAGTAAATTTATCAGTTTCCTCAGGGCCTGCATTTAATGTTACAGCAAATATTACAGATACTGGTTGGGTAGATCTTGAAGGATTTGCATATTATTCAGGAGTAACAAAACCACAGTGTAGAAGAATTGGAAATCAAATTCACTTTAGAGGAACTGTTTATGTTCCATTAGAAAATCCATCTTCTCCTGGAAGTGTTGTTACTTTATCATCTACTTCTGCATATAATTCAATCTCTGGTTGTACAACTTGGAGTGGTGTTGGTGGTTGTTCTATTAATGCTAATGGTGCTATTTCATTTAACAATGGTGGTTCTGTTATTCCTTCTTCTGTTACAGCAGCAAACTTAGATGCTACTTATTATAAAGCTTGGGATACTGCTCTTAGACCTATTGATGTTGATCCAACTTATGGTACATGTTTAACATCTGCAATTAGAGTTAGTATTACTTCAACAAAAGCACTTACAGTTCAAGTTGTACATGATGTAGAAATTAGTACAACAAGAGGTAGCGGAATTCAAGGAAACTCTCCATTAAGATTGATTACAAGTAATGTTAGATCAGGAGAGTATCTTCCTAACTACATTGGTAGTGGAACAGATATTCACAATGCTCCTTCTAATGCAAATTTTCCATTGCTTTCAGATACATTTAATTTGACATGGCCATTTTCTTGTGATGCTGGAGATGAAAACCAAATTGGTGGATTTTATTTTACTCTTGATGGTTTAATAGGATACTTAGGTCATTGTAATACTGAAACCGGATTCTCAGCTGTTTGCCCATAATACTATAAGATATGTCAATAAATAAATGTTCTAACTGTGGGTGTGAAGATAGTTTTTTAACTAGTCCAGCACCATGTCCTACACCAGCAGCATGTCCTGATCCGGAACCATGTTATACTGTTACTGATGCACAATGTACAGTCTATACTGGTGCAGCTATTGATTGTGGATCAGATACTGTTGTAGCAACAGATACAACTTTAGCAGATGCATTAAACAATGTAGTTACTTATTTCTGTGATAATCAAACAAAGAAATTAAGATTTGTAAAAGAATTTACTTCAAATTTGGATGGTGATATTCTTTCTGTTACAAGAGCAGAACTTATTGCTTGTGGTGTAGATCCATCATTATGTAGTGAGGATGGTTCTGAATTTTCAGATTTTGTTTTAAATATATGGTACCTTGCAGGAACTACCTGGAGACTTATTCAACCATATAGTACAAATGGAACTTGGGATGCATCAACAGATGATACTACAGGAGACATATTAATTACTTTAAATCAAACACCAATAGATCCTCCTGTGAGGGTAAGGGTTGTAATTATATTTTAAGAAGTTACAGTTTGTTGGTTTCTGTGACAACAAGGCAAAGCCCCTGCACTCGCGGGGGTTTTGTTTTATGTGTATATTTGCTAAAGTGAGTTATTTTTAGTATATTAATCTATATAGTATGAAGGAATTTAAAAAACCTGATTTAACCGCACCAAGGTATAGACCTGACGTGCATAGTGTATTGAATAAAAAGTTCTTTGATAGTTTTAAAAAGAAACATCCTAAGTATAAAGATTATACTAATATGGAATTGAGAAATATAATTAAAGCTTTTAATAAGTTGCTGTATACCACAGTTATAGAGAAAAGAGATGGTGTTCAGTTACCTGAAACTATTGGATGGCTTTTTATTGGTACTTGTCAAAAAAGTAAGAAGATAAATGTTGATTATGCTAAGTCAAATAAGTATGGTGTGACAGTAAATAATAACAACTTTAATACTGATGGCAAGCTAGCTAAAATATTTTTTACAAGCAATGCACCAAAACATAAAATGAAGAATAGAGAATTTTGGAGTTTTGTTGCATGTAGAGATTTTAAAAGATCAGTTTCTAAAAACTATCCGGAAAATTGGAATATGTATGTTGTAGTTAATTCTACTACTAAACTTAGGCAGACATATCAAAAAGCAATACTTCAAGATATTGCAAAAAATAAACAAAACCATGCTTTAAAAAGCTATAATGAATTTGATCTATGACAACAATTGGGGAAGCAATATCAAGAGTCAGAACTACTTTAAAAGGTGTAAAAGAAGATGCATTCCTAACCGATAGGAATATATATTTTTTACTTACTAAATACGGTCAAACTCTTTTAAAGAGGGAAGACAATCAGTTTAGACTAATGAAGATTAGTTCTATATTCCAAGTACTACCTTACATTGAACTTATTGATGTAGACAAAGTAGAAGCTGGTTGTGTTGGTGTATACTCTGGATGTTATTTTAAAAGATCAAAAGAAAAACTTCCTACAATTTTAGATGGAGTATTTGGTCCTATTATACGTACTGTATCTTCAATAGATGGTACTATTGAGCTTTTCCGTACAGATCCTGGTACTTGGGTTTCTATGACTAAAACTACAACCTTTAAGTATAATAAGAATAGATATTTCTGGTATTTAAATGGTTATTTATATTTTCCAAATATTGACTGGGAAGCTGTAAGAGCTGAAGCAATTTTTGAAGGACAGGCAGACACATGTACTACAGATGATTGTTTAATAAAACAAGATCAGCCGCTGCCATTTCCGGAATATTTATTTTCTGAAATTGAACAGTTTGCTGTTAAAGAACTAACTATATCATTACAAATAGCTACTGATATTTCTGATGATAGTCAAAATTTACTTAGATAATGGACTTTAATTACACACTCAAATATAGAACGTTTGACCAATTGTTAGAAGATGTAACAATTGATTTAAATACGTTTGCTCTTGAAAATATGATAGAGCCCCAACAGTTAATTAAACTTGCTAAGAAAATTAACTATGATCTTGGTTTAAGAATCAATCAGCAAAAAGAAGTAATACTTGATGTGTGTCATGGTAAGGTTAAACTTCCAGATGATTTTTACACATTTAACTTTGCATTTATTTGTGGCGAATATGTAGAACATTTAGGTTATGATGGATGGGCATCTGGAACTAATATGCAAGAAATTCAGTATGTAGAAACTCCATCTACTGTAGATGTATGTGCACCAGCAACTGTAAATTGTTCAGTATGTAATGCTAATCCATGCAACCATACAGCAGCATGTCCAAATAATACTTGTCCTACAACTTGTACTCCATCAGTTATTCCTGATGCCTATGATCCAAATGCTCCTTATGGAGATGTTTGTACAAGACCTAGAGTCTTTATGAACTGTAAAGGTGAGAAATGGGAATTAATTCAAGTTATAAATAATTCTGGAACAACACGTGTTTACACTGCTTTAATTCCGTTACAAATGAAAGCCAGTCAAGAAATAGAATGTGACTGTCCAAATCTTTATTGGAATACAGCAAATCAAGGATGGATCAAAGGTGGGTTTTTATTTACTACTTTTCAGACAGGAAAAGTGTATTTAAACTATCAAGGTCAAATGGAAGATGAAGATGGAAACCTTCTTGTTCCAGATCATGACTTACTTAATGAATATTATGAGTATGCACTAAAGGCACGTATTCTTGAAAATCTTTATATGAATGGAGAGGATGTAATGCAAAGATTGCAATTAATAGAACAAAGAGTTAAGGCAGCAAGAAATAATGCATTAAGTGTAGTAAATACTCCAAACTTTAAAGAGCTTGAACAAATGTGGCAAGCAAACAGAAAAGCAATGTATGGCAAGTATTACTATATGTTTGAAAGTTATTCCCCTAATAACCCATATTATAGAAACTATAATAACTTAAGAGTAGTATAATGGCAAAGAAGCAAGGTCAAGAAACTTCACAAGTACAAACTAATTCTTTTATTAAGGGATTAAATAAAGATGCTGATCCATTATTTGTACAGGAAGGTATGTGGACACATGCCCGCAATGCTGTTAATAATACGGCAGAAGGGGATTTAGGTACTTTATCTAATGAAGAGTCAAATGCTCTGTGTGCTCAAACGGGTACTAAAATGAATGCACCATATGTTTATATAATTGGTGCTATACATTTGTTTAGTGATAAATGGATTATATATAGTGTTGGATATAACTCATTAGATGAGAAACCAATTAACTCAGAGATAGGTTTATTTGAATCTGATCTTTGTAAATATAGACCTATAGTAATTGATAACTGTTTAAACTTTACTAAACATGACTTAATTACTGGAGCATCAAAATTAAAAGATGATTGTACTTGGCAAGTATATTGGGCTGATGGACTAAATCCAGATAGATATCTTAATATAGGTGATCCTAAAACATGGCCACCAAGTGATTATGTTTTTACAGGTAATGGTAACTTATACACAGGACCTTCTGGAGATACCATGCTTTGGCCTAATGTTCCGTGGCAAGAAAATTGTGATCCTATTCCTGGTTCTAACTGTAATATTTGTACTCCTATTTTACCAGGAATTTTAGATTGTGATAAAATAAGATTAGCATCATTAGTTATTACTCCTTGTTTGGATTTAACAACTTCTGAACAACAAGGTGTAATAGAAAATGGATCTTATGCAATAACAGCAGCGTATACAATTAATAGACAAAGGGTTACAAACTATTTTTCTGCAGGTTATACACAACCTATATTTAATTATGTAAATGAGAAAGGGTCTTTTGAAATTGCTGTTGATGCTGACTCAGAACATTTTGATGAATTTGAATTAGTTGTAATAAGATTTATTGATCAAAACTTAAGTGCTAAAAGAGTAGGCTATTATTCTACAAGAATAAAAACTATTGTGCTAGATCAAATACCTGAGACAGCTGCAACTGTTCCTGTAGAAGAGTTATTACTTCAGAATCCTGTATTTGAGAAATCAGAACAAATGGCTGAAGTAAATAATTATTTACTTAGGATCGGCCCAACTAGTAAATTTGATTTTAATTATCAACCTTTAGCAAATCTTATACAAGCTGAATGGGTCTCAGTAGAATACCCAGAAGAATATTATATTGACGGTGGTAAAAATGCTGGTTATTTAAGAGATGAAGTATATTCATTTTTTATTCGCTGGGTATATGATACAGGTGATAAATCTGCATCTTATCATATTCCAGGAAGACCCGCAGGTTCTTATGTATATAATGGTACAAGTTACTTAGAAAATGGACCATATGCTAATGTACCTGGAACTACCCTGCCTGGAGATTCCATGTTTTTTCAAAGTATTAATACAGCTTCTGTTTTACAAGCTTCTATCAATACACCTTTGCCTGATGGTGGAGTAATATTGTCTAGAGGTAAAATGGGTTATTGGCAGTCAACAGAAATTTATCCTGACAATCAACCGGAAGTTTGGAACTCAACTCAATACTGTTGGACTAAAACAAGTAATACAAATTACGATCTATGTGGTAAAGAGATAAGACACCACAAGTTCCCTGATAATGCATTACATCCATCTGTTAATCACTTTTATAAAAAACCTAATGGTAAGTTTTATATTAGACTGATGGGTGTTCAATTTAAAAATATCATCTTTCCAAAAGATAATGATGGTAAAGACATCCCCGGTATTGTAGGTTATGAAATATTAAGAGGATCAAGACACGGTAATAAAAGTATCTTGGCTAAAGGAATGATTAATAATTTCCGTGACTATAGCCCAAGAGGTAGTGCTGAAAATTCAGGCATTGTAGGATTATATGCTAACTATCCATTTAATACTATTGTTCCTGCATTAAATAATACAAGTATCCCAGCATTTGCTAACTATCAATACAATGATCCATTTATTACTAAAACTGATAATGATGGTGATAAACTAAATCAAAATATTCCATTAGATATTATTTCTTTCCACTCACCTGATACAAGTTTTATTAATCCTTACTTATCTACATCAGAAGTAAAAATATATGGAAGTGTACAGGGAGAAGCATTGCAATATTTTATAGAACCAAATAAGCATCCTAAGTTTAAATTAATGAGTAATAAGGTTGTTGCCTTTGCATTAGCAAATGGTGTAATCAACGCATTGATAAAAGCTTTAGGTGAATTAAAAATTAATTATCCGGCAGGTAATTTTTCACCAAACTATGGTTTACAATTTACGGGTCCTGTTCCAGGTACTGTAACCACAACTACTGGTCTACAGTTAAATTCGCTAGCTGAAACGGCATTAACACTTCCTGTAGTTGGTCCTATTCCAGCATTTAATACTGCTTTAAATGCGTATACAAATGCAGGTGGTCCTATAGCTGAGGCATTTACTGGAGGTGTGAGTTTAAGTAGCATTTTTGAAAATGCTCAAGATGGTGTTAGTTCTACAGGCCATTACTATACATTACCACAATACGATAAAACATATAGTGGGTATGAATTACTTGGCCCCAGCATTTCAGGTTATTTAAATACTATAACAACAGGTGGTCAATTATTTTATTATTTCATTGAAGGTACTCAACAAGCCGTAGATACATTATATGCTGTAATTAAAAAGAGGCAGTATGCTCTTGAATTAGTTGGACATGGTGATTACAATAAGTTTGTAATTCCTAATAACTCTCAAGATAAAAGATTTGTGATGGAAGAAGGTCAATATATATTTGATCAATTACAATCTTTAACTGAATATGTAGACTCTTCAGGTGTTAATAGAAAGTACAGAGTAAATAATATTAAAAGACCTAAGTTAGTTGTATTAAGAACAAAACGTGGTGATACAGCAGGAACTACATCTGGCCCACATTTTTTATTAAACGCCAATGGAAGAAGTGTTGATCAATCATTGATGACACTTGGTTATGCTATTGATACATTTAATCCAATAGCTAATATTCCTGGTGCTAGTAATTTTACTCCTAATAAAGTTAACTGGACTGAAAACGGTAAGACTAAAAATTTTATAAATAAAATTGCTAGTCATTATGTAGGATTAAAATATAGAATTGAAAATCAATATGGGCAATTAGATACTGTACAACAAATAGTTGCTACACCATGTGAACAAAAACTTGATTACAATATAACTACAGGTCCCAACTCTGTACAAACTTTGTCTTTTGGTAGCACTTGTGGATTTTCAAATTTTATTCAAAATAAAACTGAAACTCCAACTATGTTTGGAGGAGACACTTATGTAAATAGATTTACTGAAAAGAATATCATGCATTTCTTTTATGATACTTTGTATGATGTTCCAGATAATATAGAATGGAATTATTTTTTAAATCAAATGATTCCTGAACCCAAGTTTAAAGTAAATAGTCAACCTTGGGATATCAGTGAATTTAATATAAGTAACTTATTTAGTTTATTTAGTAATAACCCAAACTATGGTAATGGTTTATTGCCTGGAAGTTACTATGATTTAGATAATGTTTATTTTAATAAACAGACTAATTTATCATTACTATACCCTGGATTTATTGGAGTAAGAAATTCTTATTTTTATACTTCTGCCAATGGTGTTAGAGATTTCTTTGTAGAATCTGAGGTACTTGTAGACTTTAGAGATCCGGGTACACTTACTTGGCAACAACCTTACAATAAATATAATTATACTAACCTTGATGTTTTATTTGATTCTAATCCAGAGATTCTTACTAAAGGAAACTACTATGCTTATGATTATTCATTAAGTGCATCAAGATTTTTATTCAATCAATATTTTACTGCTGGTATTTTACAAGGTACAAGTTACAATCCTAATGTAGCTGAGTTATGTTATGTAAGTTATCCTAATAGAATTAACTACTCATTACAACAACAGGAAACAAGTAATGTAGACGCTTGGTTAACATTTTTACCACTTAACATGGTAGAGTTTAAAAGCAAGTTGAGTTCAGTAAAAAGTTTTGCAAAAACTGGTTTATTTATCACATTTGAAAATGATAGTCCTATTATTTATCAAGGCGTTGATACATTACAGTTAGATGATAGCGGCACTAAAGTAACAGTTGGAGATGCTGGTATATTTGCTCAAGCTCCACAAAATGTTGTAGTAGCTGAGAGACCATATGAATATGGATCATCACAAAATAAATATGCGGTTGTATCTACACCTGCAGGACTTTATTATATCTCACAAAACCAAGGTAAAGTATTTTCATTTCAAAATGGTTTAAAAGAAATTTCTCAAGATGGAATGAAGTGGTGGTTTAGTGAATTCTTACCATATAAACTTTTGGAAGAATTCCCTAATTATCCACATACAGATAATCCAGTAGCTGGTATATCATGTACAGCAAGTTATGATAATGACAACAGTGTGCTTTATTTTTCTAAAAGAGATTTTAGATTGAAAGAAAAGTATAGAGGTCAAACAACTTATATTCAATCAATTGATAAGTTTCAATATCAAAACGGTAATGGCTTAGTAGTTAAATTTAAACTAGGTGATCCAACATATTTTGATGATGCATCTTGGACGGTTAGTTATGACCCTAAATTACAATTCTGGATTAGTTTTCATGACTGGCACCCTAACTTCTATGTACCAAGTAAAGGAACATTCTTAACTACAAAAAATAATGGTATATGGAAGCATAATGCATTCTGTAATGATTATTGTAATTTCTACGGAGTACAACATCCTTTTGAAATAGAATTACCTGTGCCAACTGGTCAGATGGTAAATACAATTAAAAGTATTGAGTATTACTTAGAATGTTATAGAAGAGATAAAAACTTATGTGTGGATCAGTTCCATGTCTTAGATTATAACTTTGATCATGCTGTAATTCATAATTCAGATCAGGTTTCAGGATACTTAAATTTAAATATCTATCCAAAGAATGATATAGGCTTATCATTACAGTTCCCTAAGCTTGCACCAAACTTAGCAAGTTATGATATTCTTTATTCTAAAGAAGAACATAAATATAGAATAAATCAATTTTGGGATATTACTAAAAATAGAGGTGAGTTCCCAATTGGTTCACCATATCCACCTAATCCTGGACCGTATTTACCTTCTCCTGATTCTACAGTATTGCTTGGTAACTATGATGAAAGAAACATTTGGATTACAGAACCTAATGGTTATATTAAGAATTTAAACCAGTTAAATTTAGATTATTCTAAACCTGAGTTACAAAGAAAGAAGTTCAGACATTATATTAACTTTATTAAACTTTCTAAAAGTAATTCAAGAGATACTAACATGGTTTTAAAAATTATCAATACTAAAACACAACATTCTCCTAGATAATGTATAATAAGAAATTACTTATTGATGTTCTTAAAAATCTGAATGATCCTAAGAATAAAGTTAAAAAAGCAGTAGGTACAGATACAACCCCTCAAATGAAAAAGGGTGGAAGTAAGTTTTCTAGTGACTTAAATGCAACTAATAGATTGTTTAAAAAGAATTCTTTATTTAAGAAGAGTGCTTTGAGTAAACCTAATGCTTTATTTAAAAAGAAAAAAGTTAAAAGTAAAACTTATAGCCCAATAGCGCCAGGTAGTTCATCACCAATGTTTTTTGATAATGGTGGATATGTTCAATTAGATAGAGCTCCAGGAAACAGGTTTAAAAAAGATGAGAGTGGTAAATGGATATATGAATCTGGAGCACCGGTAACAGATACCATGATATTACAAGATCTTAATTATGGTAAAGGTAAACCAGTAGGTTCTCCAGTAGTACAAAATGCTCCAAAGTATGAGGCTAAAGTGCCAATGTCTAATACTGAAAGAAGACAAAAAATAAGTGACTTAAGAATGTCTCCACAAATATCTGATCAACAAGAAGCAGATAGATTATTTGAGATACAAAGAGAACAAGATATATATTATCCTGATGTAACAGATCAATTGATATTGCCTCCAAAAAATATGAGTGATCTTAAAGCCGCAGAATGGAAAGTAAACAATAGTCTTGGTTTTCCAATGGAAAGAGCAAGATTAGCTGGTGAAGCTGCTGCAGGACCAAATGATGATCCAGTAGATAACTTTAGACATGCTAATGCAGGAAGATATACTGCAGAAGCTATTGAAGATGCTGTAAGTAATCCTATGAGTCATTTTCAATTTTTAGCTCCAGCAGTAGGTTTTATTGGTTCTAATCTATCTGGAATAGGTCATGAATTATCTACTCTATTTGGTGGGATGGATGACAGAGATTGGACAGATAAGTTAAGAGAATCTGGTGAAGATATTTATAATAATTATGTAGGTGCAAAGGCAGGAGCTAGTAATATGACACCTGAAGAAAAAACCAATTATCTATTATATCTAAGTAGTAATAATAAATTGCCTGATGGTATTGTTGGTGGCAAAAATAAAAAGGGTCAGACTAATAACATGTACTTTAAAAAAAGCCCCAATGATCCTGGTGAGTACAAGAGTTCATATAATGATGGAGGATATATTGAAACTGAACTTACTCCAGAAGAAATAGAAGAGTATAGAAAAGGAGGTTATATTGTAGAAGATATCTCTGTTCCTTCTTTAAATCAAATGGAAGAAGGAGGAAGTCCATGTCCTCCAGGATATGCAAAAGATGAATTTGGAGATTGTATAAGAGTAAAAACTGAAAAAGATGTTAAATTAAAATCTCAATGGGAAAGAGATAAAGATAAGTATGGTAAGGATTATATATCATGGTATGAAGCTTGGAATCCTAAAAAATGGGGATTGAATGATTACTCAGAATATAGTTCATTTAATTCAGCTTTTAGAAATGCAAGAGAGTCCGGAGAAAAAGAATTTGTATATAAAGGAAAAAGATACAATACTAAACAGGTTCCAAAGAAAGAATCTGATATGTATTGGAAGAGTAAAGATTTTGTAGAAAATTATTACAAAACACAACCATATTCAAAGCGTGATCCTTATGCTAACGCTGGCATAGAGGATGATTATATAAAAAATAAATTTGGAACAACTTATCTAGATTTATATAAACAAATTGAAACAATAGAAAAAAACAATCCTAATGATCCTAAGTTATATGATTTAAATCAGAAATTATTTGCTATTATGAATGAAGAAAATGATATTTATAATAAAAAAAATTCAGGTTTTCAAGAATATTATGATAAACAACTTAAAAAGCAAGATGTTAGAAAATCAAATGAGCGCATTGGTGCTTTAAATAGACCAACATATTTTTCAATTACAAGTCAAAAGCCCCAAGACATGCGTGAGGATGGTTATTGGGATCCTGAAAAGAACAAAATGTTTTTATATACAAAAGCTGATCCTGGTAAATTTAATACTACTTATGTTCATGAAGTAAGTCATAAAGGTGATGCTCTTTTGGATGTTATGGAAACAGTTCCTCCAATAAATCTAAAAGCTTTTAACGATGGTCCTTGGAGTGACAGTTTTGATCAAGAAAAGTTTAACTATGTATCTGATCCATCTGAAATTGAAGCAAGAAAACTATCAACATTGTTTTATTTAAGTGAACATAAAACACCATGGGAAGCTGGTAAAATAACTAAAGAAACTTTAGACAATCTTTATAGACTTGCCGATGAAGATAAACTACCATATGATATAGTTCAATTACTTGATTTATATGGAGCACAACAGGGTGATTTATTAAAGTATCTTAATGGTGATTATAACTATAATTATAAACCTAAGAAACAAAAAGGAGGTGAACATAAAGTTGGAGATGAAGTTGAACTTACAGAAGCTGAAGTAAAAAGATTAAGAAGTTTAGGTTACACTATTGAACAAATATAATTATGGCAAAGTATAAAATTGTTGGTATCCCAAAATTTCCAGTAGGAGGTGAAGTGGAGCTTAGAGATTATCCTGGAAATAAATTTAAAAAAGATAATTCAGGTAACTGGATTTATTCGGATGGTGCTCCTGTAAGAGATGCAATGATATTGCAAAAGCTTAATGCTGGTATGGGGCAACCTGTAGGTTCTTCTAGTGTGCAATCTATATACAGTAAACCAGATATTAGAACTGGTGCTATGAAAGTACAGGCTGCCTCTCAAGGACCACCAACAAGAGCAAATGCCACAGCTCTTAAAACAGCTACTGAACAAAAGAAAAAAGAAGATGCAGCTTTAGCACTTCAACAAAAGTTAGATGCTGAAGCAAAAAGAAAATTAGAAGAAGAACAAGCTTTTGCTATAGCTAACCCAAATGCTTTTCAATCAGAAACAATTCAAGGTACTTTAGCTCAATTAGCTCCAACTACAGATGAACAATGGGGACATGTGGAAGCTGCTAAACAAGAGTATAACAATAAAAGAAGTTTCTTGGCTGAAAAAGCTCTTAATGATAACTATGATAATGTTGTATATCAAGTAGCTCAAGATTTAAGATCCCAAAATTCTAAATTAAGCGTTGAAGAATCTATCCAGAAAGCAAAGGAGGATTATGAAAGGCTTAAGAAAAAAGCCCTTAATATTTATGTTAGTCAAGATCCAGATGTATTAAGGAGAGTGGCAGATGAAAATGGATACAATAGTCAAAGTGGTCCTGGTAAAGTTACCATGGAACAACTAAATCTTGGAGATCCTAATCATGTATCATTTGAAAACCCAAATTCAGCTGAAGGTTATTATAATAGAGCACGTTCTATTCTATTAAATCCTCTAGATGCTTTTCATTATGCAATGTCTCCGACAGAAACTATGCCTTATAACTATGAAGCATATGAAGACATGAAAGCAAAAACAGGATATCAAGACGGGGCTGATAAGAATCTTGTTACGGGAGCTATTGATTTTGCTTCATGGTGGCATCCTGTTGGTTTATATGCTCAAGGAATGAAGATGCTTCCAGAAACTGTAGAATCAACTCAAAAGTTTGTTGATGATCCAAGTTGGGCAAATGCAGGAACTGCAGCATTTGATATTGGTATGAATGCATTAACTCTTGCTGGAGGAAAAAATCCATTAGTAGCATTATCAGAAGAAGCAAATGCCTATAAAATGGCAATGGTTGAAAGTGATATATTAAAATCTTCTTATGGTGAATGGGGCCAAGCTGGTCCTATGCGCCCTAATCCAGGTAATACGGGTACTGGTTTATTACCAGTAGGATCTACTTCATCTACAGGAAGTCCATTAGCTAAAACAGTTAGAGCTATTGATACTAGAGTTCCATTGTACAGAGTAGAACCTCCTAATCAAAGTTTTAGTAAAAATCCTTTAGCTGCTGAATACCATGATTATGAATTAGGTGCAGTTTCAGAATTAACTCCTGAACAATTACAATCCCCTAATGTAAAAACATATTTAAATAGTGGTGAATTATATAACCCAATGTATCCAGAAGGAACTGAAATGGCTGGTATATTTTTTCCACAAGAAACCGCAGGTAAATGGTGGACAAATCAACCTTTTGGTACAGAAGGTGAAGTAGGAATTGTGGCAGGTCAAAGAGGTGATGTAAATAATTTATTGACTACTAATGTTCCATTTTCTAAATTACAGGGTTATAATGTAAGTAATAATCCTGCAGCATTAGAGTTTGCTGGACAACCTCAAAAAGAGTTTATTCTTCCTGATGAATATAGAACGGCTGCAACTGTAGAACCATACCCAACTAAAAAACCACTTAATATTGAAGAGGAATTAGCAAAGTCTGAAGTTTTAGGTTTTGATAAAGCAAATGAGCCTATTAAATATATGTTAGATGACATGGGTCCAAATTATTCTGCTCAAGAAAATGAAACAATAGCAGAGGTTTTAGATACAATAAGAGCAGAAAAATTAGAACAATGGAAAACACCTGAGGGTCAAAGAAGATTACAAAACTTAATAGATAATACTCCAGCACTTCAAGGACAAACACCTGAAACATTTGTTCAGGGACTTAATGACTTAAAAAATGTAAATGTTTTTTACAAAAATGAAAAAGAAGTAAATGACGCATTAAATGAAGAGTATGATCAGTTAGAAATTGCATTGAATGAAGGAAAAATTTCAAAGACAGAATATCAAGATCAAGCAGATGAGCTAGATGCCTTATTGATGGAATCTGATAATCTTATAGCAAAAGCTGAAGGAATGCTTGGTGGACATGCAGCATTTTATTCTACTAGTGGCAATGCAATAGGTATACGTCCTGGAGCATTTAAACCAGAAGACTTACGTCTTGTAGGTTCTCATGAATTTGGTCATAAAATAAACAGCTATGGTGCAAAAGAACTAGGACCATCTTATTTAGATAATCAGTTAGCTAAACTTGATCTTGTTACTCCTGCTGCTGAACAATTAACTATACCTGGCTTAGAAGAAGAAAAAAAAGGTATATATGGTATAATGACTCCGGGAAAAAATTATATAGGTAAAAGCGTTGATTATTTTTTAAATCAAAGTAAGGGTACAGAAAAAGTTCCTTTTCTTATGGAGATTAGAGAGGATCTATTACAGCAGGGTATTATCAAAAATGCTTATGATAAGATAACTCCTAAAATGCTTAAGGATCGTTACAAAGACTATAGAAAAACTACAGGAGAAAAATTCCCATTAAGACTATATGATATTGTAAAAGATAAACCACAGAACTTTAATATAATGAGTAAGGTATTAAACAACCTTCCTACTGTATTATCTGCTGTTGGTATGGCTGATGCTTTCTTAGATGAGGAGAACCCAAATGTAAATGAAGCTGGTTTAAGTTTATTAATTGGTGCTATTGGAAAGGGTAAAAGAGGATTAAAAAATTTCTCAAAAAATACAGCAAAAGCAATTACATTCAGAGATAAAGCTTTAAGAAAATTAGCTGAGGAATCTAATCAAATATCTCGTAATGCTTATAATCAATACATAGATCAAACTCATAAAGCAATTGGTGTTTCAAATCAATATCTTGCAGAAGTTGATAAAGTAAAAAATATTTTACCACATGCTTTAGAACGTACAGGAATAGATTCACGACAGTTACTAGATAGTTTTAAAAAACAAGGAGAGATTGCGCGTCTTGAAAGAAATATTCCAAATATTCAAATAACAGATAAAGGTTTAAAAATTGAAAAAGGTTCTCCTTTATCCGAAGCAATCACAAAAGGAGAAGGTCAAATTACTTCATTTAAAACTGGTAAACCTGTACAAGCTTTAGTTGAAATGCCATCTAAATCTATGGTTATTAGTCCTAAAGATAAAAAACTAGAATATATCCATGAAGGTAACAGTAATCCAGTCGTATCACCAGAATACTTAACAACATTAAATGATAATATAAAACATGTTGAACAACTTACTGGAGGTAAAGTTTATGGTTCAGCGGTTGGTGTTACAGAAGGGGGTTTACCACATTTAACTGGAGATGTAGATGTACTTATTTTAGATAAAGATTATGATAACAAAGTAAAAAATACTTTACAGCATGTACTAGATAAAGGACCTGCTAAAGTTCATAATATTGGTATTCCAGGTGAGGAAGGCAATATTGATTTTAATATAATTCATACTAATCCAAATGGTACAGTAAAAGTCAATTGGACTTCTAATCCATTAACTGGAGAAAAAAGATCTATTGAATTAGAATTATTTAGACAATTTTTTCCAGATGAATATTATGCTCAACAAAAGAAAGCCATTGAAAGGTTAGGTAATAAAATTAAAGAAAAACATCCCAATTCAACCGGAAGTTTTATAAACCTAATGAAAACAAGTTTAGTTGATCCTGAAATGCTAGGTTTAGAAATTAATATTTCTGCAAAAGAATTCATGGATAAAATTGATCCTGCAATTAAAACAATTGTAGACGCGTATGAATCAAGTAAAAGTAAACATGTTAATAGAATTGACACTTATATAAATTATGGGAATGTTAATACTGTTAAAAAAGCTCAAGAAACTTATGTACAAAGTTTAGTAGGATCTAAAGGATCAATAGGACCACAGTTATCTACTGAGGCATTATCTGACGTTAATGCAAATATTGAAGCATTAAGATTAATGGATTTTATTGGAGATATAGAATCTGTTGCACAAAATCCTGAAAGAATGCAACTTGCTTTAAATGACTTTTATATAAATAATTCTGTACACAATAGACAAGTATCACATAGAGGAACAATAGAAGATTTAGAGAACTCATTTAAAAAATGGGATATTACACAAGGTGGAGGAACTTTAAGAGGTTTTGGTTTAAATACTGTTAAACTTGGTAATCCAAACCATCAAGGAAATATATTAGGTCAAATGCAATATGGATTAAATGTTAATGCAACTAATCCAGTTGAATATGTTAATAGTGTAAAATTTGCAACATCCGGTGGTGGAGTATTTACTCCTGAACAAAAAGAAATTGTTACAGATATTATTAAGCATCATAGTGGTCCTCTTTATAATGAGGAAGCAATGTCATCAATTAATAAAACAGGTGACTTGTTATCTAACAGTATTTTAGGAAAAATGGCAATGAGTGATGCCAGCAAAAAAAATATACAAAAGATATATAATGAAATAACTGAAAGACTTGGTGTAAGATCTGCATCAATAGTTGAAGGAGATACTTATGGAACTTCATATTACTCATCTATTTTAGGTGACTTTAATGAAGCTAAAGACTTATTACAATACTCAATTCTTAACACTGCTTTAAAACCAAAATCACTTTTAACAAGGCGTTATAATTTTGAAAGCTTAGCAAACAGTTTACCCTCTGGTCAAATAGATTCAGATTTAATCAAAACTTTTCAGGACTATAAGAGAATTGAAAATATGATTAATGGAGGATTGCAAAAACTTAGAGAAAGATCTGATTCATTGCAGCAGCTAATGAGAAACTTAGATAAACTTGTTGATGAAAAAGCTGAAAGACTTGCTGGTAAAAGAAACCCTGAATTAAAAAAAGAATATGATGAAATTCAAGCACAATTAGATTTTTATCATAAGCAGGTCAATGAGTATAATGAACTTGAAAGAGAATATTTACAGCAAGCAAATCAAATAAAAAGTTTTAGACAGGTCATTGTACCTCTTATATTGGCTGTCCCAACACTTGGACTTCTTGGGAAAATAACTTATGATACAGTATACGATAGAGTTACCAAAGGACCTAAAGAAGGAGTTGATACTGTATTCCAAACAGATGAATTATCTAAGAAAGAAAGAGCTTACGTTAAGAAGTATTTTAAATCAAAAGGAAGCTTAAAAGGTTTTACTTGGCCAGATGGTACTGGAATACAGTCTCATCATACAGTGGGTGAAGGAATGTTACTTAAAAATCCACATTTAAAACCACCTCCAAAAAGATTTAAAGAAGGTGGTATAATTGAAATGGAATTAACTCCTAAACAGATACAAGAGTATGTTGCAAAAGGTTATATAGTTGAGGAACAGTAAACTTATTAGGTTTATCGGTTAAACTAAAATTTAGTATATTAATATATAGAACTAGTTTTATGAAAAAAGTAAAGGTAAGAATTTATAAAGATCCTAATAATCAAGGGACTTATATAAATAAAACTGCAAAATTCTTACAGAAAGCACAATATGGTATGCAAACTGGTGGAGGGCAACAAGATATAGTTGATACTATTCTTGATGAATTAACTCTAGATCCGGATGCTGACAATATTGCATCAGTATTACAAGACACTTATGGCTTAAGTTATTATGATGCAATGGATAAAATTGATGAGGTAGTAAGTATGTTGTATAAACAAGATACTCAAATACCTTTCAAAGATGAGCAAGTTATTGAAGATGAGACAACTGAAGAACCAGTAACACCGCCATTATACACCATTAATGAACCATGGGTATCTGAAGAAACAGAAGAAGATGCCGAAGGTTGGGGTGATGAACTTGCTTTTAATGAAGATAATCTAGAAGACTCAGAAGAAATGAAAAAAGGAGGATCAATCAGTAAAAAGAAATTTGTTAAAACTGTAGTAAGAGGTCTTAAGAAAGCTGCGGACGGAATGCAACAGGATAATGTAAATTCTGCTAGTATAACTGATACACCTATTAATGGTAGACAAAGTTTAGTAAATAACTTTAGACGTGGTATTAAAGATTTAGGTAATGAATATTATGCTAAAGAAATATATGATAAGACTAATCAACCACAACCTCAACAACAACCAGGTTTTCCAATGGCTCAACTAGGTATGGAGATGGATACAGAAAATCCAATGCATCACTTACAGGCATATACTGGATCTACATCAAATATATTTCAACAGCCAATGAATGATGTTCATGGAGCAGGTTTTGAAATACCTCAGGCTAAAAGAGGAAGAGAACAAAGACAAATGAATCAAGCCAATAAGGATTGGCAAAAAGCTTTTGGAGATATTGCTGCAGGATATATGGGTGTTCCAGGACTTCCTAATTATCTACAAATTATTTCTCCACAAATGCCTGCAAGTTCATCTGCTAATACTAATCAATCCACAGAAGGTCAAACAGGTCCTTTTGTAGATTTTGAATATAAAAAAGGACCGTGGTGGACAGGTAAAAGAGAATGGAGTGCTAAAGGTATTCCTGCTCAAATGCTTATGGGTATGGGATCTGGAGTAATGCCAGGTATGGGATATGGTACAACTTATGGACCATATAGTTATTCAGAAGAATCTTATAGTTTTCCTGGCAAGATTGTTAAAAAACAAGCTGCTACAATAAATTCTGCGGCAGATCCTACTAAATCTAACAACGTTCCATTAAATAATAATCCTGCTGTATCTGAAGAAGAACAGTGTGATGAAAATGGTTGTGTTATTGAACCATTTGTATTTTCTACAGCTGGTAATTGGCAAACGTCAACAGCAAAAGCAAGAGCGGAAGCTGCACAAAATGAACAGGATGCATTTTTTAATACATTACCTTATGTTCAGTCAATGATACCAGATGATCCATCAACAGGAGTCATGGAAGATAAAGTATGGAGTAGTCCGGTTGATCAAGCAGAATTTAATAGAATCAATCAAAAATTACTTAATAACGAGGAATTAACACCTGAAGAATTAGTACTTATAAATAGTGGAAGTTATTTAACAACTGACGCACAAGGTAATCAGTACTCCTCACTTTCAGGTTCTGCAAATCCAGAATGGAATGCAAGAAATGCTGAGTTGTACAATAATTGGCAAAATGCTTCAATGCAAAGTCAATTAGAAGATCAGTTCTTTCCAGATCCTAATTTACCAACACAAGCTTTTGGAGGTCCAGTTACTAATCCGCAAATGGATCAAATGGGTAACCTACAAAAATTTGTATATGGTGGAGATGAAATGTCTATCAGTCCTATAGTAGAATATGATAACAATGATATTCAATCTAAGGATGTAAATGATCCCTTTATGTATAGAAGAGGTGGATTAATAAAAGCTGAGCCAGGTTATGTTGTTGATTCTAGCAAAATGGATCCAGCTAATAATAAAGTTGATCCAGCATTTCAATCACCAGCATTCCAACAATACAATCAAAACATAACAAGTGGAGATAACTATCAAGCATATTTAGATTTAAAAAATAGAGGGGTAATTACTGAATCCTATAACCCATCTAAACCATATGCTACAGCACCTTCTGGACAAACTACAACACAACAACAAGGTCAACAAACACAGCAACAAGTATATCCTGATGGACGTGGTGGTTATTCACCATATCCAACGGCACCAAGTTTGAAACAACAACTTGGAAATATGTTTTCTCCATTTAAGATGAATCCTAATACTGGAAAGAACTATGACTTTATGTGGATGTCACAACAAGGACCTGCAACTACAGCTGATGGTAAACCCTTACAAATGCCTTCTGGTCAAATGCCAGGACTTACTGGACCAGCTGAACCTGGAAAAGCAGGATACATGTATGATTATAAATATGAGAAAGGTCCATGGTGGTCAGGTAAAAAAACTATGACTTTAACTGGAAGATGGGTAGATCCTAATAATCCTAATGCTACTGGAACTACAACAAATAATAATACGAATCCTACCTTTAAAGCTGATGAGAATACTGATAAAATACCAGACTACTTACAAAATGATAATAATCAAATAGGTGGTATTGAAGCTCCTGAAAAGCAAAGAAGTAATGTTAAAGGTTTAGAAGATGAATCTAGAGTTTCTATTAGAGCAGGTGAAAGAGCAATGAATAGAAACAATAGAAGATTGATGCGTCAAGATCCTAATGCTTTCTATGAAGGTCCTGCTCAAGAAGGTCAAACTGCCCCTATGTCTGATGCTGATTATATGGCAAAAGTAAAAGCAAATAGAAGCACACAATCAAATAGAGACTATCTTGAATCTAATTGGGGAGATGTACGCTCTGACCTTAATGCAGATGAGCAAAAATCATTAGATCAGATTTTACAGAATAGTACTGAGCAAGGTCAAATTGATGAAGGCTTAAATAATATTTTAAATACTCGCAGTCAAAGATTGCAAGGTATAGAGGAGATGCAACAAAGATCTGAGCAAGAAAAGATTAATCAGCAGTCAATGCAGAGAAATCCTATGATGCTTGAGTTTGGAGGTTATATACCTACATTTGATCCAGGTGGTCAATTTAGCGGTACAGGTCCATTTGATCCAAATCAAAATACAAATGGTCAAGCAATGGGACCATGTGAAGAAAAAGATGTTATGGATCCTAACAGTCCTTGTTATAACCCTAACTATAATTCAAGCACAATAGCACCACAAGATTTTTCAGTTACATATGATATCAATACTGCAAGAACTTTAAATCCTGATGGAATATTAAACAGTAAACAATTAGCAGGATCAGCTATCCAGTCTGGTGCAAGAACTATTGATAACATATATAATGATGATTATCTTAATGCAAGAACTAGTGCAGACAATAGAGAACCTGTAAATGAGTTAGATTATAGAGGTGGCTATAGTGGTTTGAATCAAAGAATCATGTCTAAAGGACAAGGTAGAGGTTCAACTGGTTTCAATTCTGTAGTAGGTAATGCAGCCTTTGTAAAAAGAGGGGGTCAATTAGGATATCAAAAAGGTGGAGAGTATGATCTTACACAAGAAGAGATTGGTAGAATCCTTGCCGCTGGAGGTCAAATAGAATTTATATAACTTTACAAAATGAGAGTTAGAATTACAAAAATGCCATTAGAAAAAGCTGCTTACGGTAAGCAGGTGGATGGGTCATTATCATTAAATCCTGGAGCTTTTGGTGGCGCAGATTATACAGCATCTGATAAAACCTTTTATAAAGGTGTAAAAGATAGTATCTCTGCAGTACCAAGAGATGAAGCTAACCTAGAAGCTGAAGGTGGAGAAACTGCATTTGGTCCTATTAGTGGACAATCAATTCCAGATCATGTTAAGATCAAAGGTAAAAGACACCATGAAGGTGGCGTTCCATTAAACTTACCTGATGATACTTTTATTTTTAGTGATACATCTTCATTAAGAATAAATGATCCTGCAGTACTTGCAATGTTTAATAAAACCCCAAAGAAAGGCGGATATACTCCAGCAGAACTTGCAAAGCCATATAACATCAATAAATATAAGTCAATTCTATTAGATCCTGATACTAGCAAGTTAGAAAGAAATACTGCTACTATCATGATTAAGAATTACATCATGAAGCTTGGTGCTTTAGCTCTTGTACAAGAATCAATGAAAGGATTTCCACAAGGTGTTCCTTCTATGGCAAAACCATACATGGAAGCAAATGGAATTTCTGAAGAAGATTTAATGCCAGAACTAAAAGCTCAAGCTGATGCACTTGCACAATCTGCCAATCCTGGTGTAAATCCTCAAATGCCACAGGAACAAAATCCTATGATGGCACAAGAAATGCAACAGATGGCTCCTGAACAAGCTATGCAGGATCAGCAAATGATGATGAATGAAAGTCAAGGTCAACCTGCTTATCCGCAACAAATGCCTAGTGGAGCTCCTGTAGCTATGCCAGAACAAGGCATGGATCAAATGGTACCACAAGGTTCTATGCCTCCTCCAGAAATGATGCAACAAGGTATGATGGCATATGGAGGTGCTGCTTATGCAGGCTACGGTATGGAAATGGGTGGGTATGATTTCCCTTACAATCCAGAAATGGCTATGGGTGGTATGCCTAAATTTGGTGGACCAGGTGATAGTGAAGTTACTGTAAATAATATCAAAGCTACTAAAGTACAAGCAAATCCCGGAGCAGGTTGGAACTCAGGTACAGTTAGCGGTGCTGGACCAAATGCGCAAGGTTGGTATCAACAAGGTCGTGAAAGAGTTCCTGCAAGAGGTGCTGTAGGAGGTGGAAGACCTAGTTCAGGTTGGGAAGATGCTATTTGTAATATGATTAAAAATGGAGCAACATATGAAGAACTAACAGATCCTGAAGTTGCATTTCAAAAAACAGGAAGTAGACGTACTCATATGGCACCTGGTGCTGCATCTAAAGCAATTTTTGATAGATGTAATACAAAAGAGGTTCAAGAAACATTTAATGAAAAAGCTGTTTATTTAGAAAATGAAGAGCCAGAAGAAACTCCATGTCTTTGTCAAAATGCAGATGGATCTGTTTATAAAGATGCAAATGGTAATACAAAACCTGCACCAAAAGATGCAAATGGAGTTTGTCAACCTATGGATCCGTCATGTCAAAGTACTACTGAAGAATTAGAATGTGTTTGTGAAGATCCTGTTACTGGAGAAGTTAAAAGATTCCCTGTTACTAACATGGAAGAATGTAACTGTAATGGTAAAAGAGGTAAGGTGCAAAAAGCAATGATGCAACCTATGCCTCATTGGAGTAAAGCTGCTCAAAAAAATGTCATGAGAAATGCTCTTATGCAAGTTAATCCTGCTGCATCAAATGTGGTACTTCCTGGTAGTGCGCAATTACCAGGTGCATATGAGGAATATCAAACTAAAACTGATCAAGCTAATGCTCTCTTTAATCAAGTTGCTGATTCAATTATGTCTGGTACTTCTGGTTCTTCTGGTAAAAAACAAGCTATGTTAAAAGACATGCTTGGTAAAAGTTTAAGAGCTAGTATGGATGCTGTTGCTGGAGTGCAATCTAGAAACGTTGATAGACAAAGAGAAACAAATGCACAGCAAGCAGCTATTAATAATTCTAATATGCTTGCTAGAACACAGTTACTTAATCAAGCTTTAGACTCTCAAAAAGGACGTAAAGATCAAAGAACAGCTAATGTTAATAGAAGAACGTTTGGTACTTTTGGTGCCGCTATGGATGCTGATTTAGAAATGGGTCGCAGACAAAACATGAATGTTACTACTCCACAGTATATGTCAGAGTATGATTATGGATTTGTTACACCTACTGGTATAGAAAAACCATTAACTGGTGCTAATGGTCAAACATTAGAGGATAGAATTCAATATTACTTAGCTAAAACTGGTGACTATCAAAAAGCATTTGATATGGCTTACAAAGAAGCTAGAATCAAGAGTCAATATGGTGGTGAGCCATTTGCAGATGGAGGGTATGTTTTTGGAACTACTACCTATCCATTCATCCTCTAAACATTATAGGTTTAATAAACTTAAAAAATTTTGATAGTTTTATAATATAAAAAATATTATGGCACAATATCCACAAGGAGTCAACACTTTTATCCCAGACTATCAGCCATATGAGCCTGATTTAAACTTTACTGCAAATGTATTGCAGTTAAAGCAAACTCAATATGACCAAAACTGGAATAGGTTAAATAGCATGTATGGACAGCTTTTAAATGCTCCATTGACTCATGATGAAAGTATAAAAAGAAGAGATAATACAATCAAGAGAATTGACTTTGATTTGCAAAGAATCACTGGCATGGATTTGTCATTGGAACAAAATGTACAACAAGCTACACAACTTTTTAGACCTTTCTATGAAGATCAAAACCTAATGAGAGATATGGTCTTTACTAAAAATGTTGGTTTTGAAAAAGCATTAGGTGAAGGTAAAAGAATTTCTACTGATGAAAAAGTTAATTCAGAATATTGGGATGAAGGTATAAAAGCAATTGATTATAGAGTACAAGAATTTAAAGAGACCCCATATGATCAACTTGCTTCTTTTGGTGATGTAAAATATACACCATATGTGAATGTAGAAAAAGCTGCTATGGAGTTAGCAACTAAGATGAAAATCAAAGTTAAAAGAACAACACCACAAGGAGATTGGATCATTACAGAACAAAATGGTGATCCTATTATACCACAGTTACAAAGTATATTTTATTCTGCTTTAGGTAATGACCCTAAGGTAAAAGACTTTTATGCTACACGTGCTTACTTAGAAAGAAAGAACTATGTAGCAGCTAAGAAAGATACACCAGAGTTTGGTGGAAGTGCTGAGTTAGCAGAAAAGACTTATTTAAATAGTGCTTTAAAAATGCTTCAAAAGCAAACTGAATTAACTCGTACTAACTTAATTAGTGAGCAACAGACAAATCAAAAAATGATTGATAAGTTAGAAAAATCAATTGCTAATGGTGAGGATGTTGAGAATACAAAAAGTACATTAGAGAAATACCAAGAAGCAAATGCTCAGATTGAGGAAATGCTTAAGCAGAATGATTCTGATAGAAATCTTATTACAGATAACATCAATAAGACAATGACAAGTACTGGTGGTAGTAAATTGTCATTAGATGATACAAATGAATTAAGATCAAGAGTAGATGCAGTTATGGCTTCTACATTCCTACAGGGTGATTTAGATAAAGCTGCTAGAGACTTTTCTAAATTAGACTATGAGTTAAAATATGATGCTAATCCATTTGCAGTACAAAAACAAAAGTATTTGTATGATTCATCATTAATATCTCAAAGAGCTGCCGCACAAAAAGATGTAGCATATTATAAGTATCTTCTTGATATGGATAAATTAGACACTCAAGAAAAACTTGCATCTGGTTTATATCAAAAAGATCCTGAAACAGGTAAGGTTGAAATGAAACCTGAACTAGCTGAAGTACAGGCGGTTATGGATTTAATGGCTAAAACTGGTCAAACAGATCCTAAAAAATTAAGTGCTACTATCAATGACATTTATAAAAATGATGCTGAAGGTGCTAAGACAAAAATGATTAATGTTCTTCAAGCATTAAATCAAGAAGGAGTGATTTCTAATTCTGAACTTCTTGGTGTATTATCTGATAAAGATTACTCAGGATTTAATATGAATCCATTAATCAACTGGTTGGAAAAAGATGGCAAAAAAGCTAATGGAAAACCTATTGATAAGAAGATTAGAAACATGCTTGTTGAAGAGGGTATTTATACAACAGATCTTGAAAGAGAATCTATGTTACCTGGTACAGCCGGTGGAGATGAAGCTCAAGCAAAATTATTAGCTGCAGCTAGAGGATCTTTAGATAATCTTAGTCCAGAAGCAATTACTAGAATGACTAAAAGATTAATGGAAGTTATTCAAAAGAAAAATGCCTTACCACAAATTAGAAATAATTCAGATATAGCAGAGCTTGTAGACATGAGTCATACGCTTGATGATTATGCAGCATTTAGAAAAGCTTATCTTGAAAATAAAAAGAAACAGGCTACTGAAATACGTGATAGATTAAAAGCTGATGGTTTTAAATATGCCGAATTTTTATTTGGTCCTGGATATGAAATGGTAAGTACACCAGAAGAATTTCAAGCAAATATTAGAGCATACAAACCTGATGAGGTATTGAACAATGATGGTATGTCATGGGGTGGTTTTATGAATTCTGTCATGGGTGGTGCATCAGGTGGTGGTGCCGCAGGTAGTGTATTTGCAGGTGTTGGTGCTGTCCCAGGTGCTATTGGTGGTGCTATTATTGGAGGGGGTGCTTATGCTCTTACTGGAGCAGTTGAAGGTTTATGGAATTATTTTTCTGGTAATTCACCTGACAATACTGAACTAGCAAATGGAAGTTCCTCATGGACAGGTCACAATTATAGTGTAGGTGAG